CAAGTACTAATGGATGACGCATCATATCTGCAAGGTGCAACAGTCAGCGAATTTGCGACCGGGTCCGACATCGGCGACCTAATGGTGCTCATGCAAGAAGCTTACAGTAAAAAAAATCCCGATGGGATTGAGTTCGAGATGGACTTGGCTCAAATGCTCGAAGATTTAAAAACAGATTTAGATGGCGAACCGGGCGGAGACGCATAAACGCGATAAGTTTCTCTGGAAGCAAGATAGAGACAATTACCTAAAGTGGTTCGGAAGATTAAAGCGGACCCTCGCAATGCAAAAAAATATCAGACCATCTGATATAGAAATTTTGCTTCATATATACGATATTAGTTATTTCTCATTACAGGACCTTTTGGGGTGCGGGATTGTATCTACTATCCAAACTTTAACGCAGGTTGTACAGCGGCTTAAAAAGGCTGATCTATTGAATGTTTACGAGCCAGCTAAGAAGCGCATTGGAAAACCTGGCACATACAGAATATCTCAAAAGGGTAAATTTCTAGTTACAAGACTTTACAGAATATTAGCAGGGGAGGAAGAGTGGCCTGCCGAATAATTTTTATTATATTTGTAGAATAATATAAAAATAAATAATATGTCAGTATACTTATCAAAAGGCGTACACTCATTCGGTGAAGCCGAAACCGTAGTAGGAACCACTGAAAAAACTAGTGGCACTAATCCACCTTGGGTAGGCGTAACTTTCCACCATGTAAACCCGTTAACAACTTTTACTTTAGACGGTGAAGCCGCGGCTGCTACTTACTATGCGGGAACTACTGTGTATGGAGAAATTACGGCTATAACAGGAGGAGAAAATAGGGTTTATACTTTATACAAAGCAAAAGTAGACCACTAAGATATGGCTAGTTTAAATACAGATGTTGCAACGGAGTTAAATATAACTGCGCGTAGAAACGATACTTTTAAAATGCTCCTTACGGTAAAAGATGAATCCGGAGCTATATTAGCAATGGATCAAAATCGTGATTCTACAATTCCAATATATCAGGCTAAAATGACTATTGCTACTGAATCCGGGGACGAAGTGTTAAATCTGTATTCTAATGTTTGGAACGATGTTGTTATAGGTGCGGCTGGAAATACACCAAATGCAATCCCTACGGCATCTACGGTAGGGCATTACTCTGGAACTTCTGCAAATAATGCGGGGGAAACGGTAGGTACATCCGCTATTTTTTTAAAGGGACAAATACAAGCTTCTCCTAATTCAGGACAGGTTACAGTTCAAGCTCCTTTTGACTACATGGCATTTCAGTCTGGTACATATAAATACGACTTTCAAATAAGAAACAAAGCGACTTCGAGCGCTATAGCTGTTTTTACAACATGGCTGACAGGGACGTTTACATTGAATGCGGATATAACACAAGTATAAAGTGAGCGTAAGTGTACAAATAGCGCCTACTACACCTATTCAAGAGGTAAATATATCGACCACCGCGTCGGCACCCGCTATTGTACCAGTCTCGGCTTCTTCAGACTTTATGGAGCCATCTCCTAATAATCTATATGAATACACCGCCGCGGGTCAGGCTTCTCCTACAGACGTAGTTTCGGCTACTGCGATAGCGAGTTTATCTAATATAGGCGTTTCTGCTGGGTTGCAGGTAAACGTAGGTATTGCACCTTCGAGTCCTTTCCAAAATGAAATGCAGGGTTTTAAGTCTTTATACAAAAGCTTTAATAATTCACCTAACGGTTTTGTACACGGACAACCGTGTTATTTTAAAGTAGAAGCTAATGTAGCTTATGGCTGCAATCTTGAGTCGGTTAATATATCTGATGCTGAATACGGTAAATCGCAGCTATTTATATTTTTAGCCTTTAATGATTCAAATCTCTATGTAATGCGTAAAGGTTACTTTGATTATCCTGTAGACTCTGCCTTTATAGACGGATGGGTTCCAGGGCGTACATTATATATAGCAAGTAATAATAAATTAACAACCACGCCTACATTCTCATCGGGAGCCTATGTAAGAAGCGTAGGATTTTGTGTACCTAACACAGATGGGGTATATAGGGTTTGGTTTGAATCAGATAATACATTTGTAAAAAAATCTTAATAATTAAAACATGGCAATAAAATATCCAAGCATTACGCCCGCGAGTACAAACGCTTCGCCTAATGCTAATCACTTAGCTATAAAGCTACCTACAACACAAGGTAATGGTATATTTAATACGTTTACTTTAGACTATGCAGGAGAAAGACAAACAGCATACTCAGTAATTGTAATACAAAACGCTCAAGCTCAGGCCACCCCATCGGTTATGAATGTAAGCAGCATAGAGCTATCTGAGACTGCAATTGCTAATGGGTTTAGTTTAGACCCAGTCGACACTTCTGGTAATTTAGAAATGGGTGCAAATGTTACACTTAACGGTATAGCGGGTGCTCCAGTAGACGGTATAAACCGTATTAAAGCAGTAAGCGCAATAACAAATTTTGATAGAACTGTGTCTGATGGGGGCGATATAGCTTTTGATACAGCAACACATTGTTTACTGCTACCTCCATTAGCTCAAAACGGAGGAGCGGCACACGGAGGAGTTAATGCTAACGCAGTTGCATCGCCTGAAATACTTCTAGATCAATTAAACACTACAGCTACATCCGCCGCATCCGGAACTTTTAGAGTTTTGCCACTTTACAAAACGACTGATATAGCAGCAGGCTCAGGTGAAACAAATCCGATAAATCAAAATGAATATGCTGCTTTTGTAATAAGATATGCACCGGGAGAAAACCAAGCGCCTTCTAGTATAGAACTAAGCACATTAACAATAACAACCTCTGCGGGTACTTCCGTAATAGGACTTTCATACTCAGCATCTAATATATTTACCCCTGGTTATCAATTTGGGAGATACAGTATTAATGCAGGAACTTTACTTTTAGAAGGATCAGATTATGTAAGTAAACCTAGCGGGGCAACTCTTGCAATGGGGCTATTTCCAGTAGGTACTAACGTAAATACTACATCATCAGCAAGACATTTGTTAAGAGTAGATGATCAGAGCCCTCAAACTACAAATTCAGCTACTAATATCTCGGATAATTTCTCTATGTCTGCGACTACAATTCAAGACGCAACTCCACATAATTTTTTAGAAAGTACTGAATTAAATAATGTAGGAGCTCCTTGGGTTGATTCTGACATTCAATTAATAACGGATGGAGATGCAATAGATAATGCATATTGGTACATGACACTTATGTATTCTTCAACCGGGGCTGTTAACGGTAGTAATTCTTCTATACAGATACATGGCACTAGTGCGAATGAGGCACCTTTTAATTTTACTAAAGCAGAAGCTACAATGGCTGCTCAAATTAAATTTAGCTGGTCTGTAGCGGGTCCTACTAGCCCTTCTTTTCTTAATCACTTGTTTAAAGTTACAGGCGGGTTTTACTACCAGCTGTCTTTAAACGCTTCTGGCGGCGTTCTGACTAACAATTCAACAGTAGCTGCAAATCATAGAAGAAGAGCTTTAAGAACACAGTCTATAGGTATATTAGGCTCTGTCGCCCAAGACACTATGTTTTCAGGTGATAAATTTAATTTAAAAATAATTTGTAACTACCAAAATTACAGCGGAGCAGCTTTTGCAACCGCTTCTGTTCCTTTTGCAACTCAATTTCCCTTAACTAAAGGAACGTATGCTTATGCAGAAGGAGATTATATATTCCCAATCAATTACAAACCAAATACTACTTCTACAGCTTCAATAGATATACCCGCTAGTACCGCTTGGGATACTTCGGGTATTGTAGATGCAAAACAAGATTTTGTAATAGAAGTACCTGTTCAAGCAAAAGGAGTAACTAATTTGGCTCTTTACTCAAATGATTCTTATGATTCAAACGCTGATTTGACCCAAGGGGCAGTCTTCTTAGCCGGTAGGTCAATAGCAGCTGGTCTGTGGAGAACTAATCCTGCAACAGATAGCCCTGGAGGTAGACAAAACGATGGTAGTTATTCCGCGGAAGTTGCAATAGACGGTAATGTGGAAGGGTACTTTACTGATAAACTAGGGCCTTACAGTCAAAGTTACTTTGTAGAGTTTTATCCAATTCAAGCCAGAATAAAATGCCACGCTAGGCCGAGCGACGCAGAAGATAATTTACAAATAAATTTGGGCAGTGTTTATGGGTGGAGAGACTGGCAATACAATTTACAAAAAGAAAATTATAGTAATTTTTATGACCCAAGAACTAGACTATCTATAGCCGCTGCAGACATTGCTGATAACCCCCTATTTGAAACAGGCCAAGCTACTGCAGAGGCTGTTACAAATTGGTATCAAGTAGGTTCAGCTACTGCAGTACCTAATACGGCAGCAGCGTTTCATGCAATAGATGCTACTACAGATGCGATTCAATCTGGCATAGATTATAATGCGGGTAACAATTTAGATGAGGTATTTTTTAGCGGATCTAATGGGGCTGTAATTAAAAATCAATTTAAAACTGCAACTAATAGTTATTATACAAATCCATCTTTAGCAACTTATGACTCTCAAACAAATGCTAAGACTAGTAGGTTTGACCCGGATAATACTATTATGGTCAAAGCAGCTAAATATCATGCTGCAGACCAACATTGGTACGCAGATGTTGATTTAAAATTTGATAATTCAGGTCAAGAGGAAACATTACTTTGGAAGACTACAGTTGAAGCTTCTAATTTAGTAGACGCGGAAAGTGCCCCCGTAAAGCCTTCTGGGGCAAACACACCACTTTATAAAGTTGTGACACTTAAATCACTTGGCCCTAACTCTTACGCAGCAAGTTCAACAGGGCTATATTCAACTATAACTGATGGTAATCGAATAACTGATTTGTATAAAAATACAATTGGGACTTCGACCTTTCTCCAAGATACCCTAAATGCAACATTTGCTATAATACCTCCTAAGCGTAAGGGCGTAGGTGAAACAGCAACTTCCGGTTATGCGGCTGCACATTTTAAAAGACCTAACCCTGCAGCAGCAGCAGAAATCCAGGCTACTTACGGAGGCTTTACAAAAATAAGATTCAAATTAGATAATAACTCTAGTGCAGCGGGAAATTATTATGCAATGGTTACAGTGGAATCAATTGACAATAGCTTTGATAACAATATGCAGTGGGATGATGAAGATAGTGTTTTTAAAAGCGCTGATATTGACCACGCTGATTTTAAACTTAGTGTGCATAGATTTATTATTAAATTTACAGTTTCTCCAAATTCTGATTTAGTTGTAACAGATTCTGATACCTCTGATAATTTAGAAGCTAATTCAACTATAAACTTTGGTAATATAACAGTAGGATAATTAATTGCGTGACATATCTTACATAGCTAATAATGGAGTTGCGTATCCTGGAAGAGAAGTTTCTCTGCGGGTGAGCAACTCCAATAGTAGTTCAGTAGAAATAGATAGGCTTTATATAGAAAATTATTTACAAAGGCCAGATGAGCGTAACCAGTTTGTATTTTTTTTTAGCACAACTCCTCCTTTTTTATCTTCTGGGGTTGTTTTTACTGGGAAAAATTATACTGTGCCTTACACTCAAACTTTTTTAAAGCCACCAGAAAATTATTTAACTTTCCCATATAGTTCTAATTTCACTGCTGTATTACCAGCTAGTGCATATATTGAATTTAAAGTTATATTTGTACCAATAACAAACGGTACTTATTCCGGTAAGCTTAAAATTAGAACAACGAATGGAGCTTTATTTATAATTAATTTAGCGGGATCGAAAGGCCCTGAGGTTGAAGAAGTAGATAATTTATTCTTTGGAGTTGAAGTAGAATTACTTGACGGCCTTGGAACATTAGAAATTGATAATTTAGGATAATGAGTTTTAAAATATCAGATGTAGATTCTAACTTTGCAACAAATGTCTCTGTTATAGGCTTTCCTGATATAACATATCAAGGGCCTGTAGGAGATACTCAAACTTTTTATTTAGAAAAAGGGTGGCAGTATTTATCTTTTTTTTTAAAAGCATCTTCTTTTGTGGAGACATATCCAAATATGCTTTCATTTATAAGCGCAATAAATACTATGTTAAACCCCAACGGAGGTATTGATTATACTGATAATAATCCAGACGCTCCCTATATAGTTATTGCTAAATCTAATTCAGGTTCTGCAACTTTACCTCAATACTCATTTGATGGAATAGGCAGTTTCACGGATGGCCAAGGCTACCAGGTGAAATTAGTATGCAATAGTTCTTTTTCCGGTATAATAGAATTTTCAGTATCAGGAGACAGACTAGAATATGATGATTTAGGAGTAGCACAATCTGTATCAGTAGATTTGGCTAGTGGTTGGAATACAATTGCAATGCCTTTGTCTATCGCTGTTGATTTAAGTGTTGTATTTAGCACGCTGGTAAATGAAAATAAAATTATAATCGTTAAAGACTACAACGGTTCTGCTTATTTGCCAGAATATTACTTCAACGGTATTGGGGATATGATACCGGGTAGAGGTTATCAAGTGAAAACTAATGGGGCTTGCACTCTTGTTTTTGATAGACCCACTCAAGGAGGTATTAATGCTGAGACTAGAATTTCACCCCCTGCAAGACCTATACAAATTTCTGCTCCACCTATAAATACACCTGAAGAAATAGAGTCTACATTTAATATTTATATTAACCCTGATGTTTTAAGAACATTTTTTAACAGTTTTGGCATAGATATTCAAATACAAGAAATACAACAAAATATATTAAATGAGTATTTAGAAGTTATACTAAACGAGCCTGAACTTTATATAATTTATAAAAAACAAGGCACTGGAGGGATATTTGAATATTTACCAATTTTAATTGCTAATGAACCTTTATTTTCTCAATACCCATGGTATGCAAGAGATGCAATTAATCTTATGTACACGGCGTATAAAAATATTTTATACGGAACAGAATTTGTAGATTTTAAGAAAGATGCTCTTATTATAGAAAGGCCTTTTTTATTAGAGGTAAGAGATTCGAGTAATAATGTTATAGGGTACTCCGATGTAATACAAAGACAAACAGGACCTTTGGCTCAATTTCAAGACTACCTTGATGTATCAATACCAGTAGGTTTTACAAGTGCGACAACATGTAGCTTCTTTTTATATGATGAATTTGCTCAACAACATTTTCCCCTTAAAACAGATCCTGTCGCTATAACCTCGGAAGTTAATGGTATTTTTATTTTAAATAGTTTATCTTTACAAAATGGAGTAGAATACAAAAAAGATTAATAATGAGTTTAATAAAAATAATTTCAAAAAAAATAAAGTTAGCTGTTACAAATAAAATTACTAATGTTAATGCTAGCAGCAAAATAAATATAAAAATAAAATAATGGCATCAGTAAGCGCGGATATAGCTAAACCAATAGATATTACTATACGAAGAAACGATTCTTTTTATTTAAAAGTAGTTGTTACAAATGACGATGGAACTGTTTATGATTTATTAAAAGATGATAATTCAACTCCTTTTGATTGCCAGCTAATAGTTTACAGTTCAGATAACAATCCAATACTAGGATTTTCAAATGACACTGAAGACGCTACTTATTTTGTCGACTCTTCTATAACGGTAACGCCTTCTACGGCTACAATTGTTATAGATGCTGCAGCAAGTTACATTACTATAAAAAAAGGTTCTTATAAATACAAATTAGTAGTTACAGGCAATACAGAAGTAAATACATTAATGATTGGTAAAATTAAAGTTATTGATATTTAATGAGCCAAGAAATCAATATATCATTAGTATCAAAAGAAACCCCTACGGTTAATCTTTCAACAACTGCCTCAGGTGACGTTCAAGCAACAGTAGGAGATACTACTCCTATCGTGTCTTTTATTGCCACAGGAGAGAAGGGAGCCACGGGAGCTACAGGCTCAGCTTCAATTACCGATGGTAGTATAACTAATGCAAAACTTGCTTCGAGTTCTGTATCGAGCTCTAAATTAGCTTCTGCATCAGTTTCATCAAGTAAGCTACGTGAAAATGCGGTAACCACTACAAAAATAGCAGATCATGCGGTAACAGCAGGTAAAATTGCATTAGGTTCTTTAACCGAAGCTTTAATAGATATATTTGAAGACGGCGCTATAAAGCCGGGCAAATTAAAACCGGGCAGTTTATTAGAAGAAAACTTTGCAATACAGTCTGTTGGTACAAATGTAATTAAAAACGAGTCTGTAACAGCGGGTAAGCTTGCTAATGGAATTATAGAAACTATTAAAATCGTAGACAATGCTGTTACAACAGCTAAAATAGCTACGGATGCAGTTACAGGAAACGAAATACAAAACAGTGTAACTTTAAACGGTACTGTTACTTTAAATCATTTAGACTTAAGTGGTAGTAGCCCCGCAGTTATAAAAGGACCAGATGCAGATGCTCTTCATATAAAGACTAATACTGTCGTAAACTTTTTAAATACGTCAGACACTATCGTAGCTTCAGTCGACCAGCAAGGTAATTTAACATTATCAGGGACTGTAGATGGTATTGATTTAGCTGTTGCAGTACCTTTGAATACTGCTAAAGTCGGAATTACTCCAGACCAGGCGAATGCTATTATAGCTAATACTATTAAAACAGGTATTACAACCGAGCAGGCTTCTGCTATAACTGCTAATACAAATAAGACTGGTATAACTACATCACAAGCATCAGCTATTGCAGCCAATACAGCAAAGACAGGAATTACAACTAGTCAAGCTAACGCAATTACCGCGAACACTGCTAAGCCAGACTTAACAGTTGATGGTGCAGGTACAGTACATTCTAACAACTATACAGACACTGTATACACTCATCCTACTAGTCACCCCATATCTTTGATAACAGGCTTGCAAACAGCTTTAAATGCAAAGCAAGACTCTATAGGGAGCGAAGACTTAACAATACAGCAGACAGACGGTTTGCAAGATGCGTTAGACGCAAAAGTAGATGACAGCCAGGTACTTACAAACGTGCCAGCAAATGCAGTTTTCACTGACACTGTTTACACACACCCTGCAAACCATGCTATATCAGTTATTACAGGCTTACAAGCTGCTCTTGATGGTAAGGTTGACGACAGTCAAGTTCTTACTAATGTACCTGCTAACGCTGTGTTTACAGACACTAACACTACATACAGCGTACAAGACGGTGAACTATCTCAAAACAACTTTACAAATGCAGACCATACTAAGCTAAATAACATTGAAGCAAATGCTACAGCTGACCAAACACAAGCTGAAATTAATGCGTTAGGAATTACTGCTACAGGTATAGCAGGCCCTACTGATGGAGATGTTCTTATCTCTACAGACGGTAGTATTAGTGTTGTATTGGATAATGATAATGACGAAAGTAATCAGTATTTTGAAGTTAGAAATAGTGCTACAGGAGTTGTATTTCTTGTAAATGAAAATGGTAACTTAACTTTAGATGGCACAGTAGATGGTAGAGATGTAGCAGCAGACGGAACTAAATTAGACGGAATTGAAAATGGTGCAACTGCTGACCAAACAAATGTTACAGGCTCTTCAGGTTCTTGTACAGGAAATGCAGCCACAGCTACAGCACTAGAGACAGCAAGAAATATAGGTGGTGTTAGCTTTAATGGAACTGCAAGTATAAATTTACCTGGCGTAAACATAACAGGTAGTGAAGATACTTCAGGAAATGCAGCTACTGCAACTGCTTTAGAGAGTTCAATTAATATTGGAGGTGTAAGTTTTGATGGTACAGCTAGTATTGATTTACCTGGAGTTAATGAAACAGGAGACCAAGATACAAGTGGTAACGCAGCAACTGCTACAGCCCTGACAACTGGTAATAAAAATATAACTGGTACTTTAGGTGTAACAGAACTGATAACTTCAAAACAAAGACACTTAATGAGATGTGGTTTTTCTGGTAACGCATCAAGAATGTATCTTCCATTTAATTATGGTGGTACTTTTGAAAGCACCTCTACTTCTGGTTACTCTGAATATGGTGCAGTTATAATGCCTTGTGATGGTTATGTAGAGTCTGTAATAATAAGGTCAGAGCAGGCTTGTGGAAATTCTAGAGTCACAATTCTTGTTGCTAGCAATGGAACAGAAGTGCCAACGCTATCTCCAAGTTCTTTTGTCTCACCTTTAGTTAATATGGCTGCAGATGATACTTCATATAAATTTACAGGGTTTGTTGCTCAAGGCGGTACATCTAATAGCTTTAGTGCAGGTGATGTAATTATGATAGCCTTTGACCCTACAAGTTCATCATACGACACTACAGCAACAGCAGTATTAGTTTTAGATTGGAATAATCAATTATAACAACATGGCAACAATAAATACAGACATAGCACAAAAGATAGACCTTGTTATTAGAGAAAATAACAGTGCAAGTATAAATTTAAGTATAAAAGACAGCAATTCTAATGCATTTGATCTAACTGGGTATACTGTAAAGTTAAATGTTTATAACGGTAATGAAACTTTATTTGATCATACAAGTACAGGCTCGGGCTCTACTATTTCTTTTTCAACGCCAGCTAATGGTTTAGTCTCTATATTTTTAACAAGTGCGGAAACTTCTATGTTGCCAGGAAGCTATAAGTATAGAATAATATTAGAAAAAGGAACTAGCGTAAAAACTTGGATGTACGGGAAGTTTAAAGTAAACGAAAATTAAAATGGCTAAAACAAAACGTAAAAAATCAAAAAAAACTAAGCCTTTACATGATGCTTGTTATCATTCGGTAAAAGCTAGGTATAAAGTATTCCCAAGCGCTTATGCGTCAGGAGCTATTGCTAAATGTAGAAAGAATAAAAAATAAGTTATGGCTGTAAGGAAAACTAAAGCCGGATTAAATTTAAAAAGGTGGTTTAAAGAAAAATGGCGCACTCCCAGGGGTAAAAAAGGATATGAGAAAGGAGAGAATACTTTTCGGCCCACTAAAAGGATTAGTAAAAATACACCTTTAACTTGGAGCGAACTCACACCGGCAGAAAAAAGAAAGGCCCAAAAAGAAAAAAATACTAAAGGTAGAGTATCAAGATATAGAAGAAAAAAGAAAGTAAGATCAAAGCGTAAAAAGAAATAATCATGAAAACAAGTATTAAATCAGGTAATTTTAGAGCTACAAAAAAAGGAGCTGGAATGACTGCAAAAGGTGTAAAAGCTTATCGCAAAGCTAACCCTGGAAGTAAACTTAAAACGGCTGTAACAGGTAGTGTAAAAAAAGGTAGTAAGTCTGCTAAACGTAGAAAATCTTTTTGTTCGCGTATGTGCGGGATGAAAAGAAAAAACACCGGAGGTAAAGCTAAACGTAATCCTAATTCAAGAATTAATCAATCACTTAAGAGATGGAGATGCAGATGTGGAGGCTAATTTTATTTTTTAGTTTAATACCGATTAGTTGCGTAGCTCAATTAAACCTTTTAAGATTTGCTACGTTCTATGCTAGTTATACTACTAACACTCCACAAATAGGAGCCCCTAGTTTTATGGTTCAAGGTACAGAGCCTGACAATCCTTACGACTTTGTACCCAACTTTGTAGATGGGGAGTTAATAGAACTTACACCGCAATACGCGCCTAACGTTATTTTTACATTAGGTATCCGTAAGATAGCAAGATTCGACTATCAAATTAAACAAAACAATTTTTATACAGGTAACGAACATCAGGCAACTGACTATGCTACAATATCTAACGCACCTGGACTTGAGTATCTATTCCAATATTCTTTTGTAAGAAACAATGGATTAGAAATAGCTCAACAAGAATACAATGTAAGATACATATCTAACATGTATACAGCTAAAGCTAACTATGTTAATAACGAATTAATAGATTTAAAGTATTCTTTGGGCGAGGTTAGGTTACGCAAAAGTTTTGGTGGATTAGACTTTACTTTTGGCGTAGCCCATCGTTCTCATCCTGTTTATGGATTTAATCCTATTGAAGATGTAGACATGGAGTGGGAAGATTTTGCTATAAGCCAAAACTATTTTAGGTTTAACGATGGTGTTTGGTTAAGATTTGATGAAGACGCTGGAGAAATAGAGTGGTTAGCTTCTAGTGATAACGAGTTTTACAAGTATCATTTTGGAGAGCTAGTTACTGAATACAATGAAAGCGTGTTAAAAGATATAGGACTTCAGCAAGAAGTATCTGCAGTTTTAGGATTAGATTACTATTTGTATAGAGATACTTATTGGCTGCATGCTTGGGGTTCTTTATACCCCGCTCACAGAGGTTTAACAGAGTTTTCTTATGAAAGAGTTAACGCACAATCAGAATGGGATACAGGTTTAATATTTGGCGTTAATTTTAACAGACATTTTAGTATATTTGTAGAAGGTAAGCATTTAAAGTTTTGGGGCGTACCTTCGTACGAATTAAAGACCGGTATAAATTATTTAATATTCTAAGCTATGGCAAAAGAACTTAGTGAAGACACAGCAGTACAGATTAGTTTAAAAACTTTAGGGGGAATAGGAGTTCTTATATTTGCCTTAGTTGGCATGTGGTTTACGCTTCAAGCAGATATAGCAGAAGCTAAACTGTTGCCTGAACCACAAGACCCAGAGATAACTCGTATGGAGTTTGACATGAAAGATCAGTTAATTCGTCAAACTATTATGTCTACACAGGAAGATGTAAAAGAGATTAAGGACGACTTAAAGGCTATTAAAGAAAAGTTATATGAATAAATTATTAATTTTATCTTTGCTGCCAATAACTATTGTAGCTCAAGAGTTTGTTAATTCTAGCTCATTTGAGTCTAAGACTGCAAAAGGAACAGTAGTAATTGAGTTCTGGGCTGAGTGGAACGCAGGTAATCAAGTTGATTTTTTACCATCGTTAAAAGATTGCGAGTCATACAGGTTATGTATAGTTAAAGGAGCTGATGTTCAAAAAAAGTATAAAGTAACAGCTATACCTACAGTTATAATATTTGACAATGGTGTAGAACAAGAAAGGTTTAATCCTAATATAATGATGCAGCTTGTTGCAACTAAAAAGAAAGTACAGAAATCAATAGACAACATAACCTTAAGTAAATTTCAGTAATGAACAAATTAAAATTAAACCTAAAAAGATTTCACAGATCAAGCGTTGCGTATATAATGTTTTGGTTTCTCATGGTAACTATGTACATAGTAGGTTTTATATTTTTATCTTTTAATTCTACAGCTCAAAACTTTGATAACTATAAAAAGATTGTAGTTACAGAGTCAGATATGATGGATGGTATGTTTTGGTCTGTAGGTAATTGTGCCTTAGATACAGTAATATTTAACGGTACTACTACAGTAGACCAAATTGTTTATTTACCTAAACAATACAGAGTATTAATGCGTGACTTTAATGGTGACGCTTGGGGTGGAGCTGTTATGTATATAATAGATTATCCTGATTTAGATAGTGCTCTTACTTTAGAGTATAAACATCCTACAGCTAGTGTTGTAGTACACGACTGTGGGTGCACAGACTCTACATACTTTGAGCAAAACCTTGAAGCATTTGGGTTGTCTGTACAAGAACTTGATAATAAACCTTTTATGCCTACTACATACTATGATATATTAGGTAGGGTAGTAACGCCAACTAAAGGTGTGTATATAGCCAGTGATGGTATAACTCGTAAAAAGATATACTTCGATGGAAGAGAGTATTGATATAAACGAAAACTCTAAAGTACAGTTAGATGTAAAAAGTCTAATAGGTATTGTAGCTGGTATAGTGTCTCTTGCAGGTATATGGTTTACATTGCGAGCGGAAATTTCTCAGTTACAGTTAGATGTAGTACGTATGCAGGACAACGTAGAGCTTAACCACGAGTTTAGAGTTAAATGGCCTAGAGGTGAAATGGGTGCTCTGCCTGATGACGCTAAACAGGATTTAAAAATAAGCTACTTACAAAAAGAGGTGGATTATTTACGAAAGGTAGTTAAAGATTTAGAAATTAAACAAGCAAAAACTGAATAATGAAATTAAGTAAAAACTTCGCGTTGTCTGAAATAACACACAGCAACACAGCTAAAAGACTCGGGATAGATAATGAGCCGACTGAAACGCACCTACAGAATATGCAGCATCTTATTGACAATCTTATACAGCCTCTTCGTGACTCTATTGGTCCTATCAGGATCAGTAGTGGTTATCGTAACCCGTCGCTCAATCGTGCTATTGGGGGCAGTAGTTCTTCGCAGCATTGCAAAGGTCAGGCATTGGACCTGCAGTTTTGGCAGAAGGGGAAAATGATGAACGAACTTATCTATGAATGGGTTTTAGATTCAGGTCTAGAGTTTGACCAGATGATTAATGAGTTTGACTTTGCTTGGATACACATATCTTTAAAAGATAAAGATAATAGAAAACAAGTACTCGAAGCCTATAAAAACGAGGACGGAGATACTAAATACAGATACGCAGATGTTTAAAAATATACTAAAAAGTTTAGTAGGACAGGCTTCTACTATAATAGATGAGGTCGTTACAACTGATGAAGAAAGACTAGTTTTAAAAAACAAGTTAGAACAGTTAGGCCAACAACATGAACAAGAAGTGTTTAAGCTGGAGGTAGAAGACCGCAAAAGTGCTCGCACAATGTTTAGCGACGATAGTATTATACAAAAAATTCTTGCTATTATTTTTACAGCAGCTTATTTCTTTTTATCGTATACAATGTTTAAGTACTTTGTAATGAATACTTTAGAATTATCTGATTACGAAATAGGTTTTATTAGTACAGTCTTTGGGGCTATGTCTAGTAAGGTTAATACTATAATTGACTTTTTCTTTGGCGGATCGTCAAAAAAGTAATTTGTATATTTAAAAAAAAATTATGTATAACAATATAAGAAAAATCACTATTGGATCAGATATGAAGGGCGGTATGCATTATGTAATAGGCACTAAATATAAAACTCCAAGTGGTAATTTTACTTTATCAAACATTATATACGACGAAAGGCATTGGATAAAATACGGTACCTTAAAAGTAGATTTGTATATAGTTATGGCAAAAGAAGATTCTGAAATACTGTGGAAGAGCTTTCAAGATATGCCAATTGCATTTGAATATAATCTAAATAAAACCAGTAATTATGAGCACAAAATTGCCTGAGGGCACAAACAAGCTGATTAATAAGTATCTAATAAAAGTAGATGGCTTATTCAAAAAAAAATATTTAAACGGCAAAGAGATTTATATGGATAATTCATATAATGAACTACAAAATGCGCAATCCGTTGGGGAGGTAGTAGCTTTGCCTATGAAAAAAAGTCTGCAGGACCCTAATATAAACGTAGGTGACTCAGTGTTGTTACACCATTTTGCCACAGCTAAAAATAAAGTAATAAAAATAGGCAACGACAAAGAGGTATATGTAGCTACAGAGGCTTCTATGATGTATATGGCTATTGATAAAAACAACTCTTGCAAGGCTGTAGGCCCTTTCTGTATATTAGAAAAAGAAGAAGAAAAAGAAATTCATACTGAAAGCGGTATATTTACAGGAGAGCTAGAAGAAAAAGATAATAACGAAGGAGTTGTAGTAGCCGCAGACGAGTCTTTTATTAATCACGGCGGAAGCTTAGGTGATACTGTAGTTTTTGATAAGGGAGTAGATTACGATATGCAAATGCCAGACGGCAAAATGTATTACAGAGTTAGGACGTCATCTATATACGCGATAGTAAATGGATAATAAGTTATATATAGCAGAAACTTTACAAAAGCTTATAGATGCGGGTAAAATGGCTATAGACACTTTAATCAGTGACGTAGAAAAACCTATATCTGATGAGGTTTTAGACGAAAAGCGTAAAAACGCCTTAGACAGTAAAAAGAAAGCTTTTATGGACGCCCAAGACATCTTAGAAGGCATTGTAAAGATAGAAGAGCAGCTGTCAAGCGATGAAAGTTATTTAGATCAGATGAATAACAGTAAAAAAGATTTTCAGCAAGGGTTTGTAGAAAAAATGGCAAAAACTAGTTCTAAAAAATAATGGCATACGACAAAAAAACAGATGTTGTTTGGATTTGCCCCAATGGAACAAGAGGCAAAGTTGAAGAAATTCAAGGCCTAAAAATAGGATTACCTAAGCAACCGCCTAAGTCTAAAATGCTTTACCACAACTTAGGGAAAAAAGAGCAATATTGGAGGCGCGCGGAGTTGCATAAAATGTGCACTAGAGATAACGCTGCAGACTTTGAAGACTATATTGTAGAAGAGTTTAGAAAAAGAAGAGAAGGCATATGGTTTTTAAACAACGGTAAGCCTACTTATATAACTGGCTCTCAGTATATGTACGTGCAATGGTCTCGCATAGATGTAGGCTATCCAGAGTACAGAGACGCTAATCGTCGTTTATTTCTTTTTTGGGAAGCTTGTAAAGTAGATTACAGATGTTATGGAGTTTGCTATTTAAAAAACAGACGTAGCGGGTTTAGCTATTGCTCTGCAAGTGAAATAGTAAATATAGCTTCTAGCTCTGAAAATGCTGTACTTGGTATACTTTCAAAAACAGGTAAAGATGCACAAGATTTATTTACAGATAAAGCCGTGTATATGTTTAGAAATTACCCATGGTTTTTTAAGCCTATTCAAGATGGTAGCTCAAACCCGAGAATGGAGTTAGCATTTAGAACTCCTGCACAAAAAATTACTAAAAGATATAAGTATGCGTCTATTGATGAATCCTTAAACTCGGTAATAAATTGGAGAAACACAGCATCAAATTCATACGATGGCCAAAAACTTAAGCTTCTTGTACACGATGAAAGTGCTAAATGGACTAAGCCTAATAGTATAAAAAAGAACTGGCGAGTAACTAGAACTTGTTTATTACTCGGTAGAAAAATTGTAGGTAAATGCATGATGGGTACTACGGCTAATGCTCAAGACTCAGGGGGTGAAGAGTACAAAGACATTTATATGAACTCCGATATAACTAAAAGAGATCAGAACGGCCAAACTGTATCAGGGCTGTATTCTTTATTTATACCTGCTTTTGATAATTTAGAAGGCTTTATAGATAAATATGGGTATTCAGTAATAGAAACCCCAAAGAAGCCTATAATGGGTATTGATGAATTTGAAATAGAAGTAGGGTCTAAAAAGTATTTATCAAATAGAAGAAAAGCTTTAGAAGGAAACAACATTGATTTAAATGAATTTAAAAGACAATTTCCGTTTACAGAAGAAGAAGCTTTTAGAGCAGATGCTTCCAGGTCTACCTTTGACGTTGAAAAGATCTTTCAACAAATGGATTACAATGAGGACAGACCTGAGCTAGTAGTTACAGGTAACTTTGTATGGGAAAACCCGGAAAATAAAGACAAAGTTAGATGGGTACCTAATAAAAATGGTAAATTTAAATGCAGCTATCTGCCTACTGAAGATGAAAGAAATAGTTTTACAGTTAAAGGCGGTGTTAAATACCCTGGTAACGGAATTGATTACGTGGGGGGATGCGATCCTTTTGACCATGATTACACAGTTGATGGGCGTAGATCAGACGGCGCTTTATATATATATAAAAAATTTAATCCATTTGCTGAAATTAATGAGGTTTTTTGTTTGGAGTACATTAATAGGCCTCCTAAAGCAGCTATTTTTTATGAAGACGTTTTAAAAGCTTGTGTGTTCTATGGCGCAGAAATATTAATTGAAAACAATAAAGTCGGAATTATTAACTACTTTCGTGATAACGGATTTGGTGGCTATTTAATGGCTCGCCCGGAATACACTTATAGTAAGTTGCCTTCAGCCAATAAAAAGGTTACTCCAGGCATACCAACAGCTAGTGCGGAAGTTATTAATTTAATGGGAGATTTAATTGAAGCTTATATTCACGATCACGTTGGCTACCAACAAGACGGAACAATGGGTAAATGCTATTTAAATGCCCTATTAAAAGATTGGAGTGTGTTTGAAATTGACAATAGAACAAAGTATGATGCAGCAATTGCTTCAGCTTTAGCATTAATAGCAACAACAAAAAGAATTAAAAAGAAAAAAGAAGTTATTAAGTTTGAGCCTTTCGTAAGAGCTTATAACAAAAGTAATAAAATAATTAAGCGATGAAGAAAAAAATAGAAGATATTGGTGGCTATCCATCGCCTTTTGCTCCTAAGTCAGTTAAAGATAAAAAAGAATACGGCTTAAAGTATTTTCGTAAAATGTACAAAGAATGGTCAGGACAGGGAGACAATTCTACTGTTGGCCGTAAAAGAAGATTTAATACCGCTAGAAGCTATGCTAATGGCACGCAATCAAGTGACAAATACAGGTCTTTATTAAATTCATCAGGAGACCAAAGCTATATGAATTTAGATTGGAGTAATTTAAGTATTATTCCAAAGTTTGTAGATGTAATTACAAATGGGCTATCTGAGCAAGAGTACGAAATGAAAGTCAAAGCAATTGACAATGTTTCATTAAACAAAAGAATAGCTGATAAAGACAAAATGTTTGTTAATATTATTAATAAAGATTTTAATGAAGCTTTTGAACAAATATCAGGTATGCCAAATGCTGCTCCAAAAGGTGGCCCTGAGACTACAGAAGAGCTAGATTTATATATGTCTTTAAACTACAAGCAAAAAAACGAAATAGCTATGGAGCAGGCTCTTTCAGGCATTAAAGAGCTAAATGACTACCAAGAAATACGAAGTGCTTTATTACGCGATTTAACTGTATGTGGTATGGCTGTAGCCAAAACCGAAACGGATCCTGTAAGAGGAATAAAGATTAAATACGTTGATCCAAAAAGTTTTATACACTCGCATAGTAAAATGGCTGATTGTAAAGACTTGTATCACGCAGGGGAAATAAAGCGTATGACCATAGGCGAACTAAAAAGATTGTGCAAGCCTGGGGAGATAACTGAAGATCAGTTTAAAGAAATAGCCCGCAAATATGCAGGTAGAGAGAACAACCCTAATGATTTTAACTCTAGCAATAGTTTTAACGCTGAGCTAGGTTACGAAGAGTATGAGTATGATTCGTTTACAATAGAGTGCTTAGACGGTGTATTTAAATCTGATTACAAAATTGTTTACGAGAAAAAAGAAAATAAGCACGGTCATAATAATATATATAGAAAAGAAGAGGGCTATAAAGCACCTAAAAAATCTAAATATAAAAGAGAGGTGGTAAACCAGCCTGCGTCAATATACTACAAAGGATTATATATTGTAGGTACTGAACATTTAATTGGTTACGGCCCTTTGCAGAATATGGTTCGTAAAAAATCAACTTTAGACGATACACCATGTCCATATATTGTTTACATACCTAATATTTATAATTCAACTAGCAAGTCTTTAGTTGAAAGAATGATACCATTTGCTGATCAAATTCAACTAGCCCATTTAAAAATGCAATTGGTAATAGCGAAAGCCAGACCTAAAGGTGCTGCTTTTGAATTAGGCTCGTTAGAGAATGTAGGTAAAGGAGATGGTGCTACATTTACGCCATTAGAGTTACAAGATATATACGATCAAACTGGTAATATATATTATAGACGCCAAGATGATGAAGGGATTCAAAGTCAAGCTCTACCTATACAGGAATTAGAAAATGGTATTGGTAAAGACATGCAAAGCTTAATAGCTATTTATAATCACAACCTTCAAATTATACGAGATGTTACGGGTATAAACGAAGCAAGAGATGCTACACAGCCTTCTGCTAAAGCTTTAATAGGTACACAAAAACTAGCTTTAATGGCTTCTAATAATGCTACAAAGCACATAAATAGAGGTGAGCTTAGTATAACTACAAGGGTTGCAGAACATTCAATATTAAGGTTGCAGGATATAATTAAATATTCTCCCCTTAAAAAGAAATACATGCAAATGCTAGGTGAAGCTGTTATTGAAAGCATTTCTATGAGCAAAGAATTTCATTTAAACGAATTTGGTTTATCTATTGAAATAGCACCTGACGAAGAAGAAAGACAAAAGTTTGAGCAAAACGTGCAAATGTCAATACAGCAAAAAGAGCTTCGTATTGAAGATGCAATAATGATTAGATCCATTAATAATATTAAAATGGCTAATCAAATGCTTATACTTAGAAGAAAGAAGTATCAGGAAGAAGCTCAAAAAATGGCTCAACAGCAGCAGCAAGCTAAAGCTCAGCAAGCGCAGGCACAACAGCAGGCACAAGCTCAACAGGCTCAAGCATTAAAACAATTTGAGGCTAACTCTTCTTCAGAGCTTGAAAAATTAAAGCATGCACATGAAATGGAACGCCTTCAAAAAGAGTTTGATTTAAAAATAAAGCTTAAAGAAGTTGAAAATACAGGATTAAAAGATAAAGAAAAGATAAAAGGAGAAGGTAGTAATAGAGTGCAAATGACCGCTAACGAAGGAAAAGCTGAGTTACAGTCTGCTCCTGCTATGCCAGATGCTATGCCTAAAATGTCAGGTAACATGCCTCCTAATACCGAAGGTCTTTTAGGGCAGATTAACGAAGAACCACCAACTGGTCCTCCAATGCCTCCTATGCCTCAACCACCTCAACCTAGTGTAGATGGACCACCTTTAGAAGATTTGATATAATGGGAATGCTTCGTATTAAATATATAAACGCTACGGCTGGAGTATCAACTTATAAAGTTACCGATCAAATAGAAAATGGTACTAATATAATTTTTTCTACTCCACGGCAAGGCCAAGACGATGTTTCAATAACAGCTAATTTAGTAGCAGGGAAGCTAACGGCTAATTATATTAGAGAAAGTTTATATACTAATATGATTAAAGAAGGATACTTAGTAGGACGTTTAGATACTGAAGCCACAAATACGTTTTTTAAAATACAATCTTTAGATTTAGCAAACCCTGTGTTGCCTATTTTAAGCGTAGGAGCAGGCTATGTAACAGATGAACTATCTGATGACGCAGACGTTGATGCCGATGCTGCAACTTTTGAGCCTACAAGTACAACATATGATCAAGGAGATTCATATTTAATCCCTATAGATAAAATTTTTAGCGTTAAAAGAGATGGGGACGCAAATATAAAATTAACTTTTTTTGATACTCATAGTTCTTCAAGAGTGATTACATTTACTCCAGGCACAATTAAAACAACTGCTATAAATCGAATAGCAATAGAAGCGTCTGATGGAGACAATACAAGTTCTCTTCAAGAGATCACGGTAACTGCAAACTATTTTTCAAACCCAGCTGAAGACTTAGATGAATTAGAAGCGACGATAGTAAAAGCTTTAGAGGCTGCAGAGGGAGATTCGCTTGTAGATTTAAATGTGGACACAAAAAAAATAACGTTAACAACAGTATCAAGTTAATAAAAATTAATATATTCGCAATAACAATTAAATTTAAATTAAATGGAAAACGAAGAAAACTTAGAACAACAAGAAAGCAGTTGGGCTATTTCGGATACACAAGATGAAGTTCTTTCAAATAATGAAGGTTTTGATAACCCAACTAATGAATCACAACCCGAAGTCGATAATAGCATAGAAGAAGATTCAAACGCAGAAATTGCTGAAGACTCTGAAAATGATATTAGCGATGAGGAGTTACTGGCGCATATGTTATCAGAACAGTACGGACAAGAATTCTCTAATCTTTCCGACTTTGAAGACTATAGTTCTACAAAATTTACTTCTAACCAAGAGCAAGCTAATCCTTTTGCTAGCGAAACGCTTAAGCAAATAAATGATTACGTTAAATCTACCGGTAGAAGTGTAGAAGATTTTATGGTTACTCAAAGTCTTAATCCTGACGAAATGTCAGACCAAGAAGCTGTAATGTTTATGTTACAGAGAGAAAACCCTACGCTTTCAAAAGACGATGTAAAATTTTACATGGAAGAAACGTACAAGCTAAACGCTGAAGACGGTACAACTGAAAAAAGATTTGGTGCTATTTCTTTGCAAAAAGAAGCTATCCGGGCTAAGAATGATATTAATGAGTTTAAGTCTCATTATCAAACTCCAGTTGCAGATAAAGCTATCGAGTCTCAATCAAGTGCTGAGGATTTAGAAGCACGTACAAGTTTCTTTGGAGATGTTGTTCAAGACATGCAGGAGATAGAAGGTTTAACTTTTGATATAGATGATAAAGGAACCGAATTTACTTTTGCTATAAATGATGAGAACAGACCTGATCCTGAAGAGTATGTAGGCCAGTTAGAAAACTTTTTTGATCAATACGTTGATGGAGAGGGTAACTGGAATTACGATCAATTGAATACAGATATGTTTATATTAAATAATATCGATTCAATTATTAAGTCCGTAGCTAACCACTATAAATCACAAGGAACTGAAGAAGTTGTTCAGGAACTTAAAAATCCTTCTTATGGAGGTAAAGAATCTCAGAGTGCAGATAATGGGGCGCCTACAATGGCTCAACAAATATTTAACGCAATGAGACAACAAGGAGACTTATAATTAATAAATTAAACACAAAGATATGGCTGTAGATAGCTCTGGCGCTCCGTTTCAACCGAGTGCATCACGTGTGACGCTTACATCAAATTACGTTCACACAACGGATATTGCGCAATTAAACTTGCAAAAACAAGATGTTAATTACGACATCGTAAAAAAATATGGTAACCAAGGGTTATCAGGATACTTAGAAGCTTTAGGAGCAGTTACTGCTGTTGGGTCTGATGAGTTCAAACACTTTGAGGAGCGAATGCTTCACGAAGAATTAGTATTAGCTTCAAGTAGCTCAATAGTAGGCACATTAGCTGCTGCTAAAAATGAAGCTACATTTGTATTATCTTCTGCAGCAACTCGTAAATACATTCGTAAAAATGCTGTTATTCAGTTTCAAAACGGTGATTTAGCTATTGTTACTGATCATGATGTTACCGGTCAAGATACACAGTTTAAAGCGACACCTGTTACTACGTGGTCTGAGTTCGATACTAACGCTGGTACTACTGCTGCAGCTATGAACGGTTACAAGTTAATCGTAATTGGTCTTGAATTTGGAAAAGGAACTGATCAACCAACTAGCATCGAGCCATTAGTTGACGATGTAGTGGGTCGTACTGCGATTTATAAAGAGTCTTTCTTAGTAAATGGTTCTGACGCTACACAAATTGTTCACGTAAAAGTAGACAATGGTGCTGGTAAATCAGGATACGTTTGGTACATTAAAGGTGAAGGTGACACTCGTCGTCGATTTGAAGACTACTGTGAAGCTTCTTTAATGTTTGGTAAGAAGAAAACTAATGACCTCGCTTCTTTAGGCGCAGATGGTTTAGGTATTACTGGACAAGACGGTTTACTTACTCAAGCTGAAGCTAAGGGTATGACTGATCTATCTGGAACAATGTTAACTGATGCTCGTGTTGACGCATGGGTTGATGCAATTGACCGTCAAAGAGGACCAGCTGAATATACTGCATGGTGTGGTTTAGATGTGTCTTTAGCTCTTGATGACTGGATGGCTTCTAAAAACCAAACTACTGGTATTGGCGAGCAAAACTGGGGAGCATTTAACAACAGCAAGGATATGGCGATGAACTTCGGTTTTGAATCATTTACTCGTGGTGGTTACACGTTCCACAAAAAACTATACGATATGTTTAACGACAGAGGTATGGGTGGTTCATTAGGATACAGAAAGAAAGCTTTATTTGTTCCTTCTGGAGTTCAAAAAGATCCACGTTCAGGATTAAACATTCCTGCACTTCAAATTCGATACAGAGAAGCTAATGGTTACTCAAGAAAAATGGAGCACTGGTTTACAGGTTCTGCTGTTCTTGCTAATCCTACTTCTACAAGTGATGCATTAAACTGTCACTATAGAACTGAAAGAGGTCTTCAAGTATTTGGTGCTAACCGTTACTTGAGCGTTTCTGTAGCGTAATTGTATAACTATAAAAATTTATAAACACATGAAAAAAGTTATGTATTTTGGCGCTACAGTTGCTGCATTCCCATGCGACGCTGTAATTGGCTATGAACTTGTAAGCGAAGGATTTACTATATGGTGTAATATTCCTAATAGTGAACCTGCTATTGCTAACGGTAACGTTAGAGCAAATGCAATTGTAACATGTGCGGCTGGAGAAGCTGGTAAAGTGTTAGAAGAATTGTATGATGAAATTAATTACGGACAATCAGCCGTAGTTGATGTATTAGCCCTAAAATCTGTATTAGCAGTTACTTCTGCTGTAATTGATTTAACTGAGGGATCTTAATAATTAATTAAAGGGGTGGTTTTGAAGCTGCCCCTTTTTTTACTTAAATTAAATCTAAATTAAATAAAATGGCAAAAAAAGTAATTGCAAAGCCAGCTACGCCAAGCGCGGTAGCTAAACCAACACAAGTAAAAACAACAGAATTATATTCAAAAGCTTGGAAAAACTCATTTGAGGAAAAAGCTAAACTACCTAAACCGGTAATATTTGAATTAACAAAGCACACGAGAGGTCGCAAAGGAGAAAAAGTATTTCCTGTATCTGCCTTTTTTGAAGCAAGAGATATAATATTTGATCCCGAAACTGGGCAGCGTAGAGAGATTAGATATTGTAAAAATGAACCTTCTATATATATGGAGGACCAAGCTAGTTATTCCAAATCAGAGATTATTAGATTTCAAAACGGAGTAGTTGTAGCTATGCCTAACAATCCTGCTTTAATAAAATTTTTAAGAATAAGTAATCTTTGCAAAGGCAACCCTAATAGATTAGCCGACAAGCCTGCTGCGTTTTACGAAATAAAACCTACTGTAGCTGCAAAACTAAATATTCAAGAAGAAATAACAGTTTTAGACGCAGTTTCTTTAGCTTTAAGAGCTCCTCTTGAAAAAGTAATGCCTATAGCTAAGTATTTAAATATTGATACAACACGAGCTGTTGTTGAAATAAGACAAGACTTAAAAAGCATGGCTAATAAAAACGCTAAGGCATTTATTGAGTTATTTGATAATAAAGAAGCTATACTTAAAGGTACAATAAAAACGGCTGAAGAGTATAAAATTATTTCTGTAACACCTGAAAAAATACAGTGGGATAACGGAAGTTTAATATGTGGAGTTCCATTAGGGGCGGAACCATATCAAGCTTTAATAGACTATATAAAAGAAAAGGGTGAGTTCGAATCATTCAATTCTACATTAGAAAAAAAATTAAATGATATAATAAATTCATAATATATATACGTTAATAAATTATTGAAAGCGGGGTTGTTAATTCGATCCCGCTTTTTTTTGTATATTTGTATATCATAAAATAATATAAAATTATGTCAACAACGGCAGATGTTAATCATATATTTAAGACTGTAAATGCAATAACAAATAAAGAACAAAAAGGATACGTTAAACCATCTGAATTTAATACTTTATTACAACAAGCTGAGTTAGAGATATTTGAAGAAAACTACTTTAGAAGTTTAAAGCCTAATCAGCTACAACGAGGTTTAGAATCAGACTTTCAAAAAACCGATTCTTTAATACCGTATATAAGGCAGGCAAGCGGAACCTCAACCGGTTATGTGCTTGATGCGTCTTACATGCACACGATTGGTGTGTTTACTGGAAGTACTCAACTAAAATTTATTAGGCACTCAGAACTTGGCTCAATATTAGGCAGCACAATAGTAGCTCCTAGCGCTTCAAGCCCTATTTACACTATAGCGCCTACAGCAACTTCAGCTTCTGATCCTGCTACAAAAATTAATTTTTACACTTCTGCAGAGGGCCCGAACTCTATCTCATACAAAATTATATATTTAAGTAAGCCAAGCGTACCTGCTAATGGACATTATGTAGTTAATGCTGCGACCGGTTTAGTTAATTTATCTGATTGCACTGCATTAGACTTACCTAAGTCTGAGCATACAAAATTAGTAAATAAGCTATTACAATATTTAGGTATTCACTTAAGAGACGGTGACGTGCTAAATTATGCTACAAATGAATTAACAAAAGAATAATATGGCTACACGTAAACAAATAGCAGAACGTATATTACGAGTTCTGCAAGGAGGAGCTGTTTCAATAGATTCTGACATTGACATTAGAGAAATAATGTTGCATGTTGATAGTGAAAGAGATAGCCTTATACAAGATAAACTAATACAATCATATAAGAATATAGCAAAAGTAGCAATACAAGGCCAAACGGCGCATACAGTGCTGGGTAACTATGTATCTGAAGCTACTTATTCTACAAGTAGAGATTCTACCAGAGAGCAAGAATATATAACATTAACTCATTTTCCTGTTGATTTACCAGATGGAGCGGGCGTATTATTTATAAAAGACGCAAATGATTTATCTGTTTCTTACGGGAGACTAGCATCGGGTGTTGAATCAATGTATTCTTCACTCCCTAGCTTTACAGCCTCTTTAAAGACTTATTACACAATGATAGGTAATAGAATATACTTTAGCGATAACAATCCGCCGAGCAAGGTTTTAATGGGCTTAATAGCAGCTTCTTCATCGTTAGGCGATTTAGACGTTTATCCTTTAAGCCCCGGTGATGAGTCAGTTATAATAAAGTCGGTAGTTGAGCTTTATGATTTAATGTCTGCAGCTAAAAAAGATTTTATAAATGATAATATAGACGAATAATGTATACTACTTTAGATGAAATAATAAAATCTTTGCTTGTGCAGTTGGAAGTAAACGGCGAGCATCAGTATATGAGGTTTTTTGAATTAGCACGTACTGGGTTAAGAGAACTTAATTTTGACACTGCTAAGCACGTAAAAACGGCATTGCTGACTATAAATAAAAGCACTTACTCAGCACCTTTACCTGCAGATTATGTTTCCTACACAAGGATAGGTATATACAATCAAGACGGTACAATTGATTACATGGCTAGATTAGATAACCTATATACGGGTTCTGCAACACCTATTGTGCAAGAAGATGTTACCGACGTGGATAATGACCCTCCAGTATTTAAAGATGGTCTAAGCTTAGGTAAACAATTTGGTAAAGGTGGCGGGCAAAACAGGTTTGGTTATTATAGAGAAAATAAAATAGCTAGAACATTAGAGTTTAACAGCGGTATAACCGTAAGCGAAGTAGTAGTAGAATATATTACAGACGGTATTGACAACGTTGATTCTTCATCAAATGTGCAAGTTCATTCATTTTTAGCGGAAGCTTTAAAAGCTTATATATATTACGCACACATAAAATACAAAAGAGACTATACGGCTACGGATAAAGACATGGCTAAAAAAGACTTTTACAATTTAAAGAGATTGTCTAGAGCTAGAGTACAAGGCATGACAAAAGACGAAGCTTTAGTACAATCAAGAAAACATTTCAGACAAGCACCTAAATATTAGTAATGGCTATAGATAAAAGAACATTTAAAGGTGGTATGAATAAAGATGTTGATCAAAGGCTAATACCAAATGATCAATATAGAGATGCTATAAACGTACAAAACTTACACGGAGCTGACGGTACTATGGGTGTTATTACACCTATACCCGGCAATATTAAAAAGGCTACAGGATTTTCTTTTACAAATTCTGAAGCTCAAGGAGGTAAGCTTACAATAAATATTGATAGAATTGTTTTTAATTGGGGTGGTAGTAACAGTTTAAAATACATATTAAACTATAACTTAACCGATGGAACAACCGTTATAGCGCATACAGCAACACATAACTTGTTGTACAGCGGGTATATAGCTTTGCTAAATGAATATCCAATACCAAGTTCGTTAAGTGCCGCTGAAATAGATAACTTAATTTTTTCAAATCACGTTTATAATAGCGTGTTAGAAGATATTTCAAACACCGAGACTTTACAAAACAAAATATCAGTTGAAATAGTTAATTCTGTTATAACAATAACAGCTACTGAAGCTAATTACAATTTTTCAGGTTTATTTTATAGAGACAATTACACAACACCCGTTGCTGCTTATGACCACACAAACGATGTATTTATAAGCGCGGGAAGAAGACAAGTAGCAGAAAGCATTGAAAATGCTATAGAGTTTGATGCGGTGTGTGTGGGTAGTGCTACCGATGAAGTAAAAAGAATAATTTATTATTTTGTTACACAGACTAAGGGACTTGATAGAAGAGACTGGATACTACGTTTTAGTGAACTATCTAACTCAATTAGTATTGTGTATTCAGAATATAAAGACTTGCCTTCTGCAGTTTTAAAGTTTAATTCTTACACCAAAATTCATAATGCAGATGTAATAGACAGTAAGTTTTTAGCGTGGACAGATGGCAACTCAACCCCAAAAAGAATAAACATTGCTAAGTGTTTAGCAGGGTATACTATTTACAAAAACAACGCAAAACCATTTTATGATAATCATTCTGCTACGTGGTCTTCTCCAGAGTTTGTAGATGTAAACTTTGAAGGTAACTCAAACGGTTTGCAAGATAAATTAACTTTTGTGAGTGAAGAAGACTTTGGAATTGCTGCAGGAAGTATTATATATGTAGAGCAACAAAAAGGTTTTTTATACAACGAATACAATAACTATTTTAAAGTAACCCATGTATCATCGGACGGTAAGAGGCTTGTAGTCGATCACGAATTTATCGGCTCAAGTCCTGCTGCCCCGGGTAAAATATGGGAAATTATATCATACGACTCTGCATCTGAAACATTTTCTTATGTAATAAATCCTCAAACAGCTTATTATCCTGAGGCTTATAATAATATATATAAACACATAAAAGAACAATATGTTAACGCGCATAAGCGGGGACCTAGAGATAAAGCAACTTACAGTTATTTCAGTGATACAGCTAAAAAGAAAAATAACTTATTTGGGCACGTGTGGCAATTTGCCTATAGATATGTCTACGATGATAATGACGTTTCTGCTTTAAGTCCTATATCAGATATAAAGATACCGGCGACTATGGCGTTAAACTCTACAACTGGAGTTTCTTATACACAGTCCTACCACAATGGAGTAGATATAATTATTCCGTTTTTAAACGATGGTATAGAGTCTTTACAAACTTTAAACACAGATACAGAATATGTTGACGGAACTGTAGGTCGGTTACACACTCCAAACACCGGATTGGTTGAAAGACTATACGCGTTGCCATCAAATATAATGGGCGTTGAAATTTACGCGAGAGAAGGAAACGAATCGCCTTTTATGCTTATTGACACTGTAAACTGGTATACTAATAAATGTGTTGAACCGTATAAAGAAGCTGAAGTTAGCATACGAGAAACCGAGCAGGTATGGGTAGGCGATAATTTAGTAGATGTGCCTGGTGCTGCTTTCACAGTGCCTAGCCCGTTGGTATTTAACCCTAAGCCCGAATTGTTTTTACCTTTCCAAAATTTAAAAGTTACCTTTTATAACGATGGTATATACACGGTTTTAGACAGCAGAAATGCTGATAAGCTATACGACTGGGTGCCTCATACGGCAGAAGCTCAGTCTATTATAGACAATAGTAGCATTATATACGGTAACGTAACCGATGGGTTTGATTTAGCGTGTCAGCTAGACGTAAGCATGGAAACTGAATACAGAAGCAATGACGATGCTAATTATAGCATTGTTCCTGTAAATGCAGCCGTAAGCACAGGACCACAATTTCAGGTTTACGTTATTGCTGAATTAACTGCAGACAATGGAGGAGGTAACTGGGATTCTGGAGACGACTTTTTTGGAACGCCAAGTGCTGTATCAAATGACTCACAACTTGAAATAGGTGCAAACTTACCGGGTACTTTTGATGCAGCTCAACAATATGATTTAAGTACTCCATGCCCTGGACTTGCTAACGGGCACGCTTTAGTAAGTTGGCCTGGAGTAAACCTTAGTAATGGTTGGGGTAGCAATAACTTTGAGGCTGAATTTCAGCGTTCTCGATGCATTATACAATTAGATGTAAGCGACTGCCCTGTAGAAACATCCGGGTCTAACCAAAGTTTTGTGCCTATAGGTACACAGTTTTCTTCAAGCGGAAGCTTTCACTGGGCATACAAATATGGCTCTTTTAATAATAAAGATAATAGATATGGTATAGGTAACGACTGGGAGCATATATCAGTTAGTTGTAGTGAACCAGGTAAAACAGTAACTGCTTTTTGTAATGAAATAGCAACTGCTTTTAAAAGTATACCTAATAAAAACGTTAATAATTCGTCTGGTGATTACTTAAATGTAACTAATTGGAGAAATTGTAAAGTATTTGACAACGGTACTTTCTATGCTCCTACGGCTGTTGGAGACAAGGCAGGCCAAATGATTTATATATATTTTACGGCTACAGGGCCTGAATCACATGACTGGGGAGCTTTGGTTAAGCCTAAATTTTATAAGTTTAATTTTAGCCATTCATCAGGTTTTACAGATTTAAAAGACACAGTAAATACTTTTAAATCAGGCGCTCATCATGATTTTGGTATTATCTATGGTAACAATAGAAACCAAACTTCATATGTAAATAAAAGTAAAGACACTACATCCTACGTTAAATTTTCTTCTGAAAGATTAGCTTCTGATGCTGCAAATTCTGGGGCGTTAGATTCAGCACAAACTAATACGCTAGGGCTGCCTGTAATTAAATGGGCTATAAACCATGCTCCACCTGCGTGGGCAGAATGGTATCAATGGGTATACGCGGGTAATACTACTGTAAAAGACTTTTTACAATTCACATCAGAAAGAGTTGCTAAAAACTTAGAGGACTCAGGTGATAAAAAAGTATACCTAAATTTAAATTCGTTTAAAGGAAAACCTTACAGCTATAAATCAAACGACAATCCTTTGATAGATTATGTGTTTGGGGAGGGTGATAGAATAAGATTTATAAGCAATAAGGCGGGAGATATAAATACTTACATAGACGTACCTATACAAGACGCTAAAGTATACCCTTATCACACTCAGGAGTCAGATATAGACCCTGCGCTTACAAATCCTTTAAGAGAGTTTTATGAGCAAAAGTTTTCAGGTAATACATCAGGAGCGGTTAATAACCGTAAAAAGTTTATGGAAGGATATTGGATTTCATTCAATGCTCCTGAAGAAGCTGGGTTTACATATGATGATGTAACTATATTATCAGAAGGCGCTTACGAAGAAATATTATTTGAAATATACAACCCTAAAAAGAACCTGCAAGATGGTCCTAGTTATTATTATGGACTATCAGATAAATTAGCAATTGAAAAACACAATGTCACTGGAGATAAATATCATACAGCTGGTGAAAACGGTGTAGATCAATCTGTAGGCGCTACACCTGTAGCAGCATCTGGCTATTTATATAATGGAGATGTTTATGTTAAAGGTAGACGTATGGTAGCCGCTAGGCTAGATGATGTTGTAGTAGTTCACAAGGGGTTGCCTGTGGAAGGCTATTTTGTAAACGATTTTATTAAATCTGATACATATAATAAAGGTAGAAAACATACATATAATCAATATGTAAAGGAAGAAGCCCGCACATCTACAGTGTATTACTCAGGGCCATACTTGTCTACCTCTAATGTGAATGGCTTAAGTGAGTTTAACATAATAGATATACCATTAAAAGAATATTCTATTGGCTACGGCCCTATAGAAAAAATGGTTGAGCAAGATTCTAACCTTATACTTTTTCAAAAAAATAAAGTAAGTAGGGTAATGGTTAAAAAAGCTTTACTAATGGGGGCTACAGGCGATAGTAACGTAGCTTTAAGTGATCAAGTATTATCTGTGGCATCACCGTACGCAGGTGAATACGGTCCCGCATATGCAGGCGAGAGTGTTATAAAGCACGCTAATAAGATATATTTTGTTGACCCTTTAAGAGGAGTTATGTGCAGGTTAAGTGGAGATGGCATAACAGTTATTTCTCAAAACGGAATGCATAGATACTTTTTAGACTACTTTAGGAACCGCAAAAGCTTCCTTGGAGCAGGAGCGGAAACAGGAGGAGGTAAAGGTTATAGGTACTCTCATAGTGCAGGGTTTAATCCAGAAAGTAATGAATACATTTACTTTGGAGAATACATTGACGAAAATACATCATTTGATTCAACTTCAAATAAAGTTTTAGGATTTTATGAAGACTTAAATAAATACGTAAGTTTTTATTCTTATAGACCCGAAGAATTAACACATTTAGGTTCAAACTTTTATACCTTTAAAGGTGGATATATATATTTACATAACCAAGATACTGCAAAGGGTAATTCAAATAAGTTTTATGGAGCTTCGGTATCAGACGCTTCAAGTATAGATGTGGTGTTTAATGGAGCGCCTTCAATGGTTAAAACATTTAATAACGTTTCAATAGAAGGAACCTATCCGTGGACGCCATCAAGCTTTAAAACAGAAAACTTTATAGGTGAGTTTAAAACAAATTCAGGCGAGTTAAACGCACCGGGCGGGGCTCACTATTGGGTAAGAAAAGAAGGCGTATATCACATGCCTATACCTTTAGGTGATAAGACGGAGTTTAAAGATTACAATGAAAAAGTAAGCTTAAAGTTTGAAGGTTTAACAAACGTAGTCTATACAAACGCTACTACATTGACTTGTTCATCTGACGTATCAAGTAACATTGCCACAGGAGCTAATTACGCTGTCTTTGATGGAGCTAATCCCTCAGTGCCTATTGATTGCACTATAACAGCTATAAACGGCGCTGTATTGACTGTTACTGGATTACCGGGATCGGGTACATTTGTCGCAGGTAATACATACTTTTTAGTTCGCAAGCTTAGTTTATGCCCAGGGCTAGAAGGTTCAAAAGCGAAAGGGGCTTTTTCAAATTGTAGTTTTTCAATAGTACCTAGTTCATTTACGTTTAATCAAAATAACGATCAAGATACGATTGAGTTGTTTGCTATTAATGTAGATATGGACTATAGTCCTCTTTCTTATAAAAATAATTGATATATTTGTGTAAATAAAAAAATATGATACTACAAGGTATAAATGAAATTGTAGGTGGTATAAAAGATAAAAGACAAGGTGCTAGAGACCTTAAGGCTGTTGAAAGCCAAAGAGACGCTCTTACGCCTAAAATATCCTCTATAGCTCAAGAAGACTTATTAAATCCTTACGATAAAAATATGATTAACATGATGCAAAACAGCCAAGCGCAGCGTCAAGCTAATCAAATGAGTGCGGCGGGTAGAAATCCGTTAGCTGCAGCAAGAGTATCTAGTAAGAATAGCGCAGAAGGATTACAGTCTGATTTAGCCTTACTTAAATTCATGGATCAAAAAAGATCAGGAGCTCGAGAAAACTTTCGTAAAGAAGAAGTAGGAGTGATGGATAAAAAGTGGGCAGACTTCTTAGGTAGAAGAGGTGAAGCAAAAGATTTAATACAACAAGGTAAACAAAGATCAAGTTCTGGTTTAGGTAGCATTGATTCAGCAATTACATCTGTAGCTACTATGGGAATAGCCAATAACACCGCTGCAGTTGCAAACCCTACTGTAACTCCTGGAGCAAATATAACTGCTCAACTTGGTTCCACTAATACTTCGGTAGACGCTGATGGCGATGGTATAGACGATGTAACAGGACAAATAATAAAATAAAATAATAAAATGGCTTCAGATCCGTATAAAAGGCAACAGTTTAACGCTGGCATCACTCAAAGAACAAATCAAAATTTTGCTCGTTTTGACAGAGCTATACAGGCTAGGCAAGCGGTCAAGCAAAAAGTTGCTGCTAAAAAACAAGCAAACAAAGGTACTTTTATTCCAACTCCTATAACAGAAAAAGTTGCTTCTAAGTTTACGCCTCAAAAAGCTAAACTTAACCAGTATGTATTAGACACTGGCGTACAGTATGGTTCAACTTTGGACCAAAAATCTGACGATTATAATGCTAATAATGCAGCAACTTATAATAATTTAAAAAACAGTACTTTAACAGCTATTGTTAAAATGAATGAAGCCTTTTCAGATTATAGTACCATAATGGAAAACTATCAAAAAGGTGAGCTTGACTTCAGTCCTGAAGAATATGAAAAAATTCAAGACAAATGGAATCAAATTAATCAATTTGTAGAAAACCCTGATCGTTTAGGTTTTGATGAAAGAGGTAATGTTACAGTCGCAATAAACAATAAAGAAACTGGGGAAGACGAGCAAATTAATCTTAGCTCATGGGATGCTCTTTTATTTGATGATGCTTTAGGTGCTCAAAAAGAACCTGATTACTTAAAAAACTTTGAAGACTTAATGGGTGCATCTGCTGATGATTTTAACCAAAGCTTTGATGATGCTATTATAAAAAATGGCGGATGGGATTCTCCTGATAATATGGGAGCTATGGCAGATTGGATAGAAGCTACAAGTCCTGGCGCTACGGACGAAGGTATAGCTTTAATGATGAAAGATCAAAGGTATAGAGATGAATATAAGCAATGGGTTGTTAATGAAAGACAAAATCAAGAAAAAGACCCAAGACCTTATAAAGAAGGTACAAGTTTTAATAAAGTTAAACCCGCTCCGATAGGGAATTTATTAAAAGTAGATACTAGATATACGGGAGACCTTTCTAGAGGTCCTGACGGTGAGCTTAAAGACGATGCTGCTTTAAGAGAACATTTAAGAGTAAGAATAGCAGCCGATTACAGAAATAATCCTACAAATCAAGTTGCTTTTGATTCGTTTATGCAAGAAAGGTTTGGTTCAACAGATTATACTGAGGAAGACTTATTAAATGAATGGGTAAAGTATTCTACGCTTGAAGTAGCCCCTTATACAGATGTAAATAAAAATATAACTGCAGATGGCGGATGGGTAGATCCGGAAGTAAAAGGAGTGGGGGTTGTTACAGCAGACACAAACGCATACATAGAAGAACGCGAGATTAGCGACCTTACTCAGATTCAAACAACATATACAGCAGATATGCGGTATAATACGGGAGAGGACGAAGGAGAAAAATTTGACCCTAAAAACCGACAAGCTCGTCAATCAACATTTAAAGACGATACAGGTCTTGGATATATGGCTTATACCTTACAGGGTACAAACCAATCTGATTTCCCTGATTTTACATATAACTTTGTTCGAGACGCAGGGGCTTTTGTATTAGGTAATATAGGGAAAGTTAAGGATACTGATAAACCAAACGCTTTAGGACATCACGGATTAACTGGACAAGGTCAATTTGCTCCGGACAAGCTTTTAAATAATGTTCCTATGCTTGCTTCACCTGTAGACTTTGCAAATTTGTCTAAAATAGGTTCTAGTAGATCAAATTGGGTCGGATCTAAAAAAGAAGAAGCTTTTAATGTAAAGCTAAAAAGAGGGGCTATACTATCTAATGAACTACTGGACGAACTTAAAGCCATATACCCTAAAGACTGGCGACAATATGTAAAATATGGTCCTGCAATGGTAGGTAGTGTTAAGTTTACAGATAGTGCTGATGGCGGTAACGAATACACGGCTATGATACCTATTACCCCTAAAATTGTAAAAGATTTAGAAGGGAAAACTAACCATAATTTTTCTGCTATGACAAACATGGAAACATATTTAGAGCAGTTTACTCACGATCAACTTCTTGAAATAGGTTATGATCCAAACTCTTCACCTGCTTTAATAGCTGCAGCGGATGCTGTTGCAGCAAGAAAACAACCAAAATAATTTTTAAATATTTATGAGCACTCCCGAAGAAGAAATGCAAAATAACAACAGCTTTATACCAGATTCAATGGCTGTTGATAGTAACGCCGTAGATAATTTTGAATTATCCGACACAGAGGACGCCGATTTAATTATTGATCCAAAGTATAAAGATAAAGTTGAAAAGTACAAACAAACTATGAGCTCCGACCCTAAGCACGTTAGAGGTTATATAGAAAGACTAAAAAGAGAAGAAGGAGACGTAGTTAAGCAGAACTCAAAAGCCGCTGAAGAAACTAGTGAAAAAACAAAAGTTACTGAAAGGCTAGAAGATAAAGAGAGTGCATCTGCTATATATAATTTTTTAGACGAAGAGCTAGGCGGAGATGACCAAGTAGGTATTAATGAAAACGGGCAAATAAACTATAATTATACTTATGATAATCAAACCTTTTTAGGTATAGACTTTTTAAACCCAGACGATGAAGTTGCTATAAACGACGACAACGTAGAGGAATGGCTCGACGGTGGATACAAAATGGGCGACGAGCATTTAGATAATCTTATCGATAAAAAAGTTAACGAGCAGATTAATTCGGAAATTGTTGCTAGTATGCGAAAGGGTGAATATAACTCTATAGTTTACACCGACGACGATAAATTAGCTTTAAGAAACGCATACAGACAACAATATAAAAGCGACTTGGCGTATAAACGTTCTGAGTATGAAGCGGGGAATGCTTTTAGTGCTGCTTTAGAACTTGAGCAAAACAATGTTGAAATACCTACTGAAAATATGAGGTTTGGTAATTACAACGTTACCGCTCCTGGCTACGGGATGGAAGAAGAAGAAGCGGAAGCGGCCAGACAACATTACGCTAAAAATGTAGCTTACGGTAATTTGTATGCCAATACTTTAAATAAAAAATTAGAAAACTACCAATCTAACAGTCCTGAATTATATAACTTATACGAAGCACAAGAAAAAGCTACGATAGCGTTAGAGGAGCTAGAAAAGAATAATAACGGTAAGACTAGCAAAGCGTATGCAGAAGCTGTAGAAAACGTCGAAAGACTAAGAGGTGAATTGCAATTTGGAGGGTATTTAAAAGATGAGGATGGTGAATATACAGTTCCGGAAGGCCAAATACAAAGCTATTTAGATTTAGCATCTAATTTTCAAAATGAGCTTGAATACCTCTACGACCTAGAGAATCCTGAAACTGTTCATACTTTAAAAAATGCATGGCTTAAAAATCAAACCCTTGTAAATACTATACAAGCTGAAATTGATAAAATACCAAAGCAAGATTCACAGTCAGCTGCAAATCAGCCTATTACAATGGGAGGAGTACCATCTATGCAGGCTCCCGATCAATATGCTCCTTTGCGTAACAAACTAGGTTTAAAATTATTAAGAGTAAAGGCGAAACAAGAAGCACTTGACCATTACTATTTACTAAATCATAGATACTTAGAAAGTAAGGAAGCTTCAGAAACTCATGCTTTTCAACACTTTGGAAAAGGTTTTGTAAGAGGTATGGGGCTTGATAACTTTACTACGTCCGTTATATTCCAAGACAATGAGTATAAAGAAAAAGCTGCTTTAGACTTATTATATCAATACTCTATACCATTGAGTAATGAAGAAGTTAGCAACACCCAACTTAGTGGTGGTGAAGAAGTAGGAGAATTTTTAGGTGACGTAACCGCATTAGGCGTTAAGCTTTTTGCTTCAAGAGGTTTAATTAACCCTATATTTTTAGGCGGTGGTCGTCTTGCTACGGCCTTAGCTAGTATCAAGGCTTTAAAAAAAGTACCCAAAATACAAAGAGGATTGGCTTATATGGCTAAAAACGGTCTATTAGGTGCTTATTATAGCTCAAAAGTAGGAGCAGGTAGAAAATTTGTGGAAGGTACAAAGCTAATTGATAAGATAGGTATTTTAACTATTGAGGGTGGACTAGAAGAACTTACATTTAAAACTATTGGCGGTCAGACTGGTCAAGGTTTTGGTTTTGGTATAGGGCATAGACTGCCTATTAACTTATTAGGGAAATGGAGACCTAAAAAAGAATTTGCTGCAGTATTTAAAAAATTCACTAACCCTAAACTTAACCAAGCTGTAGGTGCCACAGCGTCTATGGAGATGGCGGGCATAACTGAATCGGCTTGGGAGCTTTTAGCATATGATGATACTTTTAAAGAAAAGTTTGACGAACTCATACCTAGTTTTGTAGGGGAAGGAGAAGGGAACGAATGGAAAGACAGTTTGGGCCGTAGATTATTATTTAACTTGGCAATGAATGGTATATTGTCAACTTCAGCGGCTTACAATCCTTACAGTCTAGGAAACATAGTAAGACGTAAAAAAACGTATAATCCAACCACCGGAGAGTATGGTATAAGCGGTATTGATCAAATTGTAGATCAGTATAAAAAAGACTTTACTATTAGAAAAGACAAGCTAATCGAAGCTATAAACTACTTTGAAAACTCTACACCTAAAGGGGGCGAGATATATGCAGATGTAATAAAGGAGCTGAAAGAGAACCTCCAAGACGTACATAAATTTTCTTTAACCGTAGACAATTATATATTTAAAAAAGTAATTGTAGACAAATCAGCTTTTGATAATCCTAACGGCGAAACTACTTTAGGAGTAGTAGAAAACGCAGCTTCTGACTTAATGTCTGGTATGATTAATGTAGTCGTTAGTAAAAACAAAAATTGGAAGCAAGCTTTTAATAGACTGCTGAATGAATACAATGCTGTTAATAAACAGCTATATGATGCAGAACCTGCAAATGCTGAAGAGCTGCTAAAGGAGCTAGAGACTGGTAATGTACTTAACTTTGTAAATAGCCTATATACAGCTCAGGACGACGCTGAACTTAGAAAAGCAACCGCATTAAAGAGACATGGTGTAGTTAGAGAAACAATATTTGCAAATGGTTTAAGACATAGAATTAGATACAATAATAGATTAAATCAATATAAGCAATACTGGAAAAGACGTGGGGCTGATGGAGTCGATAGAACTTTAACTGATGCTGAAGTAAATCAATTGCGGAAAGCCGATGTTAAGGAAGCTAACAACTTATTTGAATACGAAAAGAATAGAGACCTTAGCGAAAAAACAATGTATGGCGATGGTACTTCAACAGGGGGCTCTCGAGATGTTATAGAGGTATCTACTAATAATATTAGTGACAGGCTTAAAAAAGCAAAACAATCAAGCAAAGATGGCGCTAAAAATGGTAAAACTGTAAGAGCTTTAAATTTAATAAATAAGCTTTATAACATTTTGCCCGCAAATGCACAATCAAGATACGTTCTTCACAGCACTCCAGGAACCTTAAATAGAGTTATTAAGACAAGAGCTCTTGAAATGCGGTCAGAGGCAATTTCTTTATTTAACCAAGGTGTATTAACAAAAGAGGAATTTTCACAGGAAACTCGTAGAATTAGAGACTGGTCTTTTCAAGCTTCTAAAAACCCTTTTATTTCGGGTTCAAAAAATACTATACATATAGATGTTACACACAGCTCTAATATTTTAAAGAAAGATTTAGGTACAGTGTTAGCTCATGAATCAGCGCATCCTCTTTTAAGCTTAATACAAAAAGTATCTCCAGAATCTTATGCTAGTCTTGAGAAGCAGATGATGTCTGACAAAAAGTATAAAAAGAAATATTTATGGGCGTTAAAACAATATGGCTTCAGTGACGCTCAAATGCAAAAAATGAGACTTAGTCTTACGCAAGCTGATTTTGAGGCCTTACAAGACCGTAAAAAAACCGTTCTGAACGAAACTATGGCTCAGTGGTTTGGGGAAACAATGAATGCTAGTAGTCTTTCATACAGTCCTTTAAAGGTAATATCAAAGCCTTTATATAATGCATATTCAAAAGTGTTTGGTAACCCTATGGGAGAGCTAGTTACATCTATGCTTAGCGAAAACAATGTAAGCCCTCATATATTAACTTTAAATGATATATCTGACTTATCAAGTCTTACTAATAAAATAAATAGAGCCGTAAGAAACGGTAGGTCTTTAAAATTTGATCCTTCAATAAAAATGCCTGAAGAGATGTCAGACAATATAGATCATTTTAATTTAATAGATGAATCTAGAATATTTTCTGAATTAAATAATAAAGAAAACTTAAGCAAGCCGGAATTCAATAAACTAAATAATTTGGTTCTTGCTCGGCAAATGAGACAGCAAGGCGAAAGCGGTCTTTCTATTCACCAGAAAACAGGCTTTTTTATGAGCAGGTCTGGACAAATAGTTAGCTATGAAGGTCCTTTACACGTAACAGAAAAAGGTAAAAAAGGACTTTTTAATGCTACAAAAGTTTTATACGATTCTTATAAACAAGACTCTGAGGCAAAACTTTCAATGGAGTTTGATTTATCTCAAATATTTGATGGCCCCGCTTTTTTATATTATCCCAAGCTTAAATCCGAAGTAAAAGTTAAAATAAATTTTACTGATCCAAAGGATGCGAATAGCCCTGTTTTTTTAGAGGAAGCGCAAGTTTATGAAGAGGGTTTTAATCGAATATCTGGTAAAGATAATGTAATTGTAGAGATAAGCCTTAGTAAAGATTTACTAAAAAAAGCTTTTAAAGATGGCTCAAATGTAGAAACACTTTGGGAAGCTTTAAATCAAGGACGAAAAGAGGGGAGCATGCCTTTAGCTGCAGATAATACTTACAATAGAGTATTGCAGCACTTAGATTTAAGTGGAGATAAATCCAATACATTTAAAAGTAATACTATTGACGCTCTTAGCATTACGAATATTATTGCTCATGAGGTTCAGCACTATATGCAGCATAAAGAAAGCACAACGGTAGAAGGAGGAAACCGTCTATCTTCAATGCGCGTTATGCAAGGCTTATATATAAATGATTCTTTTGGCAAAAACATAAAAGAAAATTTTGATTCTTTTAATGAGCTATCAAACTTATCACCTGAAGAAGTAATTACAAAAATTTTAGGAGCTGAACAATCAAGCAGATTGAATGAGCTTAGGACAAAGCTATTTAAATATAGCTTATACAAAAAAGGCGGACAAGAATGGAATACGTTTGAAGATATGTCTGGAGCGGAACAATTTAAACTATATGTTGAATACCAAGATATGGTTGAATCAGTTTCAAATAAATTAATTTCATATGGTAACGAGGCTTTTATGCCTGAATTTTTAAATTTAGCTGTTAATGAAACTTTACAACTTTTAGATAAAGTAAGAGAAGTGGACCCTACGTACTTGCGTGACAGATTATCTGACTCTGAATTAATAAAAATCACTAATGACTTTTTAGAGTACGATAAATTTGTTAAAGATAATACGCCAGTGCCTGAGAATAAAGGGCCACTAAGAGGTAGAGAAGGTTACAATGAAGCACAAGAAAGAAAAGAGAACTTTTTTAATGGTATAAGTGAACAGTTAGAAACAAGAAACAAAGATTTAAACTTAGAAGAGGCTAAAGCTAGACTAGAAGTAATTATACCTTTAGTTAAAAGTTTTGAAAGATATGAAAGACTCGATGGTGAGGTTGAAGCAAGAGCCGTTCAATCTTTAAATCAAGGAAGAGCTATAGGAGAGGATGCGAAGAAGGATGCAGGTATAATAGCGCAAAGGCAAATGGACAATGCGTTTGTTACGCCTAAAGAAGGATTTTTATCAAGAGCTTTAAATAGATTAAATTTTAAGCCTGAAGGTGAAAAACAAAAAGATCTTTTTAAGCCACCTGGTTTATACGATAGTGAAGTAATATCTGAATTAGATATTAATAAGCCTGAGGACTATAAAGCCATAAACACTAAAGCCAACGATTTATTTTTAAACCGTTCTAAAGTGAAGACTATAGACGACTATACTACTATGCTAGAAAGGTTTATGAACAAAAACACTTTTGAAGCAGTAAAAGGCTCAATGATAAAAGGTAAAGTTTGGGATGTAAAAACTAGAATTAAGCTAGAAGAAACTGGTAGAGTAATGCGCGCTCATAAAGAAAATGATGCAAATTATTTAGAGCAAAAGTATACCGAGCTACTAGAGTATAGAGCAGAGATTTGGAGGCTTAACGATGTTAATAGAGAACCGTCAAGAAAAGAAGAAGAGTTTAATCAGGAAAACCCAGATGCTCCTGTAGGCGCTTACGAACAACATGTAAGAGATTGGATTACCGCATTAGGTCCTGTTGAAATAGGGCAAGAGTATTTTACTACAAATTGGGAAACACATAAAAAAGCTTTATTTAATCTTGAAAAGCGTGGTAGAGATACATTTAAAGAAATACAAAACGCTAAAGAACAAGAAACTTTATCAAACATACAAATGGCTTTGGATGTTATGGAAGGTACAGGTAAAGCTTTAGGTCGTAAGCCGTTTTTAGCAAGACTATTTGGGATTGATGCAGAGTATGGTAAAAATAAGTGGTATAGCGGTCTAAATTTACGTACGCTTAATCAATGGGGTACCGCAAATATATATTCGCTAGCAGAAGATTTATCTATAAACCATGCCGAATCTGGTACTTTTGATAGCCCTCTTGTTAATTTCGTACAAGATAATATGAGGTCTGCGCAAAACACAGAATTTATAAGTAAGCGTTCAGTATTAAATATTTTAGCTAATAAACTTAAAGAAATTAATTCTATAGATGGTGACGTAAGCAGAACTAGTATCAATCCTTTATCAGCTGAAGGTCCTTTGTCTAGACAAGAAGGAAGAGTACTGAATAGACTTAGACAAATAGAGCTTAAAAACACTAAAGAGCAAGAGGTAGATTGGGTAGATGAAGAAACAGGGACCGCGGGGTCTAATGAAACATGGACGCCTAACGAAGCCGCTAACTTATATATAAAAACTTTAGACGCCACCAATTATCGTACATTAGAAAAAATGGGGATAATGAAAAGGACTTATAACCTTAAAGAAAGATATAAAACATTTAAGGAGTTCACTGAATCCCAAGACTTTTTAAACTTCCAAATAAAATTGACAGGCGGTATGTTTGCCGGTGAATCATATAGAACAGTTGAAGAAGCTTTAGAAGTTATTAAAAAACCAACAAAAAAAGAAAGAGAAGAGGGTATAGATAAACGAACCAAAGCAGTTGCTGAAATTCTGGCTCAAGAAAGAAAAAAGGTGGAGAAAGTAAAAAACGCTTTAGATACTTGGGAGAATTTAATTAAAAGAGGACGGTATACTCAAAAGGAAGTTGACTATATTATGAAGCGGAATGAAGAAAAGAAAAAGAAAAATGCACTTAAGGCTAAGCCTCGGTGGCATAGTATTAGAAAGAGATGGGAGTCTTTGCATTACGCTCTTGAAAAGCCATATAAATACTCACCAGCAGAGCAATTAGCTTTGAAAGAAACTTACAAGCAAGAAGCTCAAAAACAAATACAAATAATTGATGATCGTCGGCTGAAGGAGCTTGAGGAATCTAAAGAGAGAGAAATAGAAAGAAAAGAATTTATTTATAGTGAAGTTAAAAAAGCTTACGAGTCTGATGACAATCCAGATTATGGACTTACTAATAAAGGTGAAGCTATTTTAAACTTAGTGGACCCTCAACTAAGACAATGGTCGGACTATTTAGTAAATGAATTCTTCCCTACTTATGCAACAGGTGAGTTATTCCCTGGCCACTTAAACTTAAACGATTTCCATATAGACATTACAGGAGCTCCTCTTAATCACCGTAAATTTTATTCTCCGGCGCCTAAAGACGTTGAGATGGGAGTGAATGAAGGTGAAATTAATGTAAGTACTCCAGAAATTGTATTTAATGAAATGCAATCAAGCCATTTAAAAGAAAAATCTGCTAATAAGCAACCTCTTAGAAAGCAAGATATTAATGTAATGGTTACAAAGTTTGTTCAAGACATGGAGTTCTTTAAAGCTTATCAAAAACCTATTAGTAGTCTACACAAAGTATTTAACAATAAAAAAGTAAAAGAAAAAATAAGAACCGACTTTGCTCCGGGCTTGCACAGTGTTATAAACAGAAACATACTTGATATAGCAGGTAAAAATAAGTTATATAACAGATTGCAAACAACTCTGACTAAAGCTAGAACTAACTATGTAGTAGGTAGTTTAGGAGCTAAGCCTTCCCTTATGTTTAAACAAGCCACTTCAATACTCGCTTATGCAGGTGATATGCCTACAGCAGAATGGGTAAAGACTACAGCAAGCTTATTAGACCCGGGTCCTGAAGGAGCTATTTCTAATTGGAGAAACGCATATAATACATTAATGGAGTTACCTGCCATGCAAAAACGTTATTCAAGACTTGAATTTGACGATGCCGTAAGACAAGTAATGGGGTCCGAGTTTGAAAATATCCCAAGTCATAATAAAGCCGTTAGGAAACAACTGATAAACGCAATGATGAAGCCCGTTATTATAGGTGATAGATTTGCAATTGTAGCTGGAGGATGGGCTGTTTATGAGCACAATAGAAAAAAAGCTTTAGCAGAAGGTAAGTCCCCTGAAGAAGCCGTTAAATTTGCAGAAAAAAGATTTGAGTCCGCAACTAATCTAGCCCAGCAAGCATCGGATAGTCCTGATTTATCTATAATGCAAAGAAATCCTTATATGAAAATGTTTGCTATGTACAAGACATCACCTATGTCTTACTACAGACAATCTAGAGCTGCTATGAGAGCCCTTTCTGCATCTAAAGGATCTTCTAAAGAAGCGGCTAAAAAGCTTCTTATATACAACTATATCTTGCCTAATCTATTCCAAGCGGTAACCACAACGTTTAAGTACAATAAAGACAAATACATTATGAATGTGGATGACGGCGAATTAGATGATCAAACGAAATTTTCATATGACTTTTATGAAATGATGCGTATGGCCATGCCTTTTACTCCAGATGAAATATCGGATAAATACGGAGCGGCATGGAAAGCACAAAAAAGAGCGACTTACTTAGGGTCAGCAAACGGTATTGCAATTGCAGGTGATGTATTCACTTACCTGTTAAACACCTTTATTGAAGACAGTAACTATGGATTTGATGCTGTGCCTATGGCTAGTGCTGTTGAAGCATTTGGTAGAGGAGGTAAAAAACTTTATGATGAAGCGAGTCTTTTACAAAACATGAATGATGAAGGTATTGAAATAAATTGGTCAGATTATGTTGAAGCATTAGAAGCTATAAATAAAGTAGCCGATCCTGCGATGACTCTTTCGGGCGTTCCATATAGAGGAACGTTTAATTTTGCGGAAGGACTGTATAATTTATTACATAGCGAAGAAAGTTATTACGACCCATCAGATAAAATAGTGCCTTTCGGCGGTTCACAGGGAGAAAAAATAGTACCTTACGACAATTAAAAATGGCTAGAACAAAAAGAAAAAATAAATCTTTATCTTTAATATCTCATAAAGCTAATAGAAGCAAATCGGAAAAAAGCCGTAAAAAAGGTAGTAAACGTAAAAAGTCTACTGCCAATGGCAAATACAAAGGCGGTAAACGAGACTATAAGTATGAGTATAAAAAATATCATGCTTCCGGTAAAGCAAAAAAAGCTAGAGCTAAAAGAAGACGAGACAGAAAGAAAATAACTCGTAAAGTTAACAAAGGTAATATAGGGAACAAAATGAGGCTTCCTGAAGTACACCATGTTAATGGAATCGGTTAATAAATTAATTAGTATATTTGTAAATAATAAAATAATATCATGGCAGAAAATCCTTATAAAAGAAAAAAGTTTAAACCAGGGGGAGCTCTAAACGAAAGTACAGGCTTATTTGGAGCTGGAAGCGGTAACCGTGAAGGTGCTAAAAGCAAATTTAAACAAGCAATAGAAGATCGCAAGAATAGAAGATCTAATAAAAAAGTACAAAAAGCACGCGATAGTAAGCTTCAAGACGAAGTTAAATCGACCCGAAAATCTCTTAAAAAAACATTTAGAGAAGGAGGAGCCACAAGAAGACAAGCTAGAGGCCTTGCTAAACAGGAGGCTTATAAGTCAACTATGAGGGCTAAAGCTACAGCCCGTAAAGCACGGTTAAAACAATCCAACCTTACCAAAGAAGCTAATGCTGCCGCTCGCAAGAACAATAACGCTCAACAGAGAAAAAATTCTGAAACAGCAGGTAGACAGCTGCCTTACAAAAAGTACGTAAACATGCCAGGTGGTAAGTATTACCCAAAAAAAGAGGTTCCTCAGCAACGAATGGAAACGGGTATGAAAGGCTATGGTACTCCTACTAGTAAAAGACCATCTAGTCAAACTAAATCAGCATTCTCTAGCTCTAGGACTTTAACATCTAAGGATAAAAAATATCAAGATGCTACAAAAGCTAATGCTAAAGCTAAAATGATTGCACTAAAGAATAAGGAAAAAACGTATAAATATATAAACCCCCGTACAGGTCGAGTGACTACTGGACAAACAGTTAGAACGAAAAAAGGATAAACAATGGCTACTTTAACAGCAAAAATAACACTTACTTCTTCGGCTGGCGGGGCTTTCACTTCTGCTCTTAATGCTGAAATGAATCACACATATACGGTTGATTTACAAAATTCCAGCAGCAAAGTAAAAGTTGTAGCTACAGATACGGCTCAAACAATTCCTGGGTGTGTTGCGGCCACCACAGGAGCTACTTTAGTTGTAATAAAGAACTTAGACGATACCGTGGATTTGCAGATACACAACGGAGCATATGACGCAACTAGAGTTTTAGCGAACTTAGCGCCTGGTGAATTGTTCTCTACCACTATATCTGGTACGCAGACTTTAAGTGCGTACGGAACGATAGGTAAATACTTTGAGTTATTTACATTTGAATTAAACACTGATAGATCATAATATGAAACCAATAAGAAAGAATTTCCCAGATGGGCCGGAAGGAATGAAACAATTCCAAAAAGCTATGAAGATTTATCTTGCTCGCTTGACGGCAAAAGGGCTAGGCATAACCCCTAAAACTACAAAGAGCCCTGGTTCTTTAACACGAGAAAATGCTACTAATAGAAAGTTCAATAAAATGAATGAAAATAGAGCTAAATCTAAATCAATTGGAAATAAAAGAAAACCCTATTAAATGATATGGCTTATTTAAAAATGAAACCTAAAAAAAAGGTTAAGTCCAAACGCAAACAAAAAGAATGCGGCAAGAGCAAATGTGATTGCGGCTGTAAATAACAAAGTCCCCTGCTAATTAAAACAGGGGACTTTTTTTTGACACCTCACAGCGTCATCCTTGTCGGGGGATTCAAGAACCACAAGCCTCGCAGTCATCGTCGTCAATGCCACAAGTCTCAGGTTGATCTTGGTCAGTCAAGTCTACTATCCAAGACTCAAATGTTTCTTCTTCGTTTTTACTCTTCGGGATCATGTTCTAATTGTTTTTCATTGAATATGTGGAGTAAACCATATTCGTCCATTTCTCCTACAACTCTTACGTTGCCTTCTATCGTCTCAAATACAGACACTATAGTGCAGGGGAACTTATACCCCTTTACTTTTATAGCTTTGTCTCCTACATTAAATTTGTACATTACTTTGCTCTAATGAATTCATAATTTATATGCCCGGCATCGTTAAAAAATCTTAACCAATAAGCGCCTAAAGGTTTTGGTGGACGGCCTCTTTCTCTGTGGAAGTCTGCACCCATAAGATATTCTTCTTTATAGGTCGGTAGACATACGTGTACTTGCTCGTCTATTGTTGTTTCACCATTCTTTTTAAGTCTCTCTCTTGATTGAGTCATTAACCAATGCTCGTGAATATGTCCTGATACACAAAAATGTGCGTCTGGCAAATATACAGCTTTTCTGTTTGCCTGTATAACACCTTTAGTAACTGGTCCACCTCCCCCGTAACCGTGGGTATAGTTTAAATTAAAAACTTTTGAGTGGCCTTTTTGTAAAAATCTAAATCTTACCCATCCAGTATAAAGACCGCGAGTTATGCAAGTTTTTGCTTTGTAATTTAATGTTGTAACAAATCTTTCAATTAAATCTGTTTCATGGTGACGTCTAATAGCAGACTCGTGGTTACCTTCGCTTATTAATGCAAACATATCTGCATACGGTTCAAACCAATCTGCAGCGGTGTTTACAACAGCGTCTAAATAGTTATCTACTTGGTGCTCAGGTCTTACGTTAGACTTTGAAGCTCTTCTATCAAACTTACCTTGCATTACGCAGAACAAGTCACCAAAGTCTAAAATTTTAGCATTTCTTTTTCGAGCTAAGTCCAAATGCTTTTTTTGTAATTCCCAATCTGAGTGCGGGTTATCCCAGTGTCTATCAGACGATAGTAAAAACCATTGTTCCCAATCTTTCTCATGATTCATGGTTATATCAAGCACATGGGGATTTATTCTGTCTATTTTCATAACAATTTTTTTAATCTTTTTTTAATTGGGGCGGCTCCTATTTTTATTTTGAACCTGTTATATATATAATCTGTTAATATATCTATGTGATCGTCATTATCTATGTCTAACTCGTTCTCTTTAACATATTTTATTATGCTTTCGGTTAGAAAGTCTACTTTTTGATTAAAGTTGGCCATGCTTTTCTAATATTTTATTAATTGTAATATCAACTTCAGATTTTGTAGAAGGTATATACAAATCGTAATCTAAGCCATTTTGGAATAAATATCTTTTAAATAATTTAAATCTCATAGGAAATGATTCATTACGGAAACCTTTTGTTTCAATAATAAATCCCCATTGTAAATTAATAAAGTCAGGTGTATAAGATATACTTCTTACGTGATCTGTTTTGTATTTGAACATTTTCGCTCCTTTGACTGTCCCTCTATCCATTAAAGTACCTGGATATTTAAATGCTGGAACAAGCTCAAATGTATTGCCTTCGTATTGATTAGGTATTTTTGCTTTTTTCAAAGCTTGATAACAATATAATTCTAATCCTGATGCAAACTTTATACCATCAAACGTATGTTTTTTGGCTTTAGAATGCCCTTTTTTTCTCCGACGCATGATCGAATATATAATATTTTATCGTATAAAAAAAATAAAAGAGAAAAAGGGAGCTAAGACCCTCTAAGATGATGCTCCCTTAATCTCAGTAAAGCTATTGTTTTACGTCAAACGCTTGTACTATTATTACGATTGAAATAATAACTACTATAATTATAAGTATGTTCTCTACCATGTTAATTAGTTTTATGTACTTGTTCTCTTATCATGTAAACCATGTCAGTTATAGAGTCGTTTAGTTCATCTATAACTTTTTTATTATCCTTAAGCCAACCTTTGTCTAAAGTTCGCTCATAGCTGTTAACTGTGTTTATAAGCAAGTTAAACTTTTTCTTGGCTATACCTTTGTGAACGCCTTTTAAATTGAACATTTGTTCGCTAAAGCTTTTAAATGTAGCTAAAAATAATAATAAATTTATTTGATCTTCTTCTAGTTTGTTCATATCTGTTTAATGCACGTCGTGGCTCCAGTGTTCATAATTACCAAATGTAATAGAAAGTATTTTAATTTCTACTTCATCTCTCTTTTTATTGTGTTTTTTAGCAATGCCAGCTATTATATGTCCATTCTTATTAGCTTCTTCTATATTAGCGGCTGTAGTTATTTTTTCAATAGTACCACTTTTTTTGACAGAAGAAGGCTTCATTATACCGCTGGCTTTATGTCTAACTAAATTACAAATTTGATATTTTATTTTTGCGTCTCGGATAAGCTTCTTCATAGTTTCCTGATTCAATTAAATTACCTACTATTCTAGGATAGAAATATATCCATGCTTTTACTACTTCGTTTGTAAAACCTAATTTTACATCTACTTGCTTTCTTTCGTATGCATCCGGGTGACCTTCAAGCATATCTAAATAATACATAACACTTTTACTGACTTCATATACTTCGCCGGTGATAGCGGTAATGTTTAAATCTTCATATACAAAAGGTATACCTGACTCAAATAATGAGTAGTCTTTAACTGTTTTTGCATAGTCTACCCACTTAGATGTTTCTAAATAGTAATGGTTGTGGTATCCAGCCATTAATGTTCCGTATACAAATACTAATTCTTTTTCTGTTTTCTTTTTCATCCGAATAAATTTTCTAGGTTATTGTTTGGTTTTACTTTATTGTTTGACTGATGATGTACTTCTATGTAATCTATAAAAGATTGTGATACTGAAGGATCGAAAAATAAGAATCTATTAGTTCGCCGATCAAACTTCATATCTATATCTCCGGGCAAGGCCATATCTTTTTGACGCTTCATTTTCTTAGTGCCGAATATGCAAGAAGTGTCGCCGATGTCTACATAGAAGTTAGGTCTATGGTATGTCATAATAACATCTGACTTGTTATTCCACTCAGCACCACCGGATATTTGGTAGACTTGCGGTGGATCTATGCTTCCATTATCGTTTGGATTAGGATTTTTAGGGTGAGCTACAATTACACCTACTACATTATTTTCTATATAAAATCTTCTTTGTGCTTGCAAGAAGTTTCTTATCTGCAAGTATTCAGTACCTGTTGAATCAAACGACAATTGATTGTATGGATCTATGACACAGCCATCTACACCTTCGTGGTCTACTAAATATTTGAATATTGCATTTATGTTTTCAGCAGAGTGCTCTTTCTTAGGATATATGTAAAAGAAATGCTTTTTAATAAACTCAGCTGCTTCCCAATATCTTTCTTTAGATACTTGATTGTCGCTTCTATGATCAGTTGTCTGACCTGTATACATATGTATTAAATTGTCATAAAAAGTGTCTGCAGTATGGCCCTCTGGCGTAAATACAGCCCATTTATAACCAGACTTTAAACTCTTCATAAGCATAATGTAGTTAAGAAACTCACTTTTACCGTGGTTTGCATAACCAGCAAATACATATGTAAAGCCTTTCATCCACTTAAATACTTTGTCTACATGCGGTATACCGGTATCTTCACCTTTCTTTGAACCAAATTCAAAATTAGATTTCATTTGACTTTTAACTTTGTCAAGTGTTAATATACCTTCAAGTATCTCTTCTTCGCTTACAGCCGCTATTAATTCAGACAAAGGTCTTGTCTTACCGTAGTCAATACCCTTCTGTATAGCAATTTCAGCTGCTTTTAGATCGTCGTCTTTCTTACCTTTAGCTATAATCTCGTCAAGCAAAATTCTTTTAGCTTCTTCCTCTCCAACGATGCCTGTAGCAATATAGCCACCCATAAGATTAGATGCATCTAAAAGCTTTGCATGCATCTCGCCTGGTATTGAATGGCGTATAATATTAGCCGCTATGTTTACTTTTGCATAGTCAGTACGTATGATTGTGTTTGTGATAGCAACTGTTGCTTTTTCTTCAACGTACTTATCTACAAACTCTTCTGCGTCTTCATTAATGTATATATCAGGATCGTAGCTTTCAAAGCATGCACGACTTAAGTTTATACTTGTTTCGTCTACATATCCTTCAAATCTTTCAAAATATTTAACTAAGCCTACATAATAATCTTTATGCTCTTCTATACTAGCGGGTATTTTTGCAAGTACTTTAAGTCCGTCACCCGATGGTGAAACCCAAAATGAATATATAAAATTGCAACCCATTAACACTTCTTTACAAGACTGCATAATATTGTCTGGTAAATGATCAAAATCTAAAATTGCAAACCCTGAGTGCTCTATTATAGAATTGTCATCTCTTTTACTAAATGTTCCTGAAAAACATACATAAGGTAGACTAAACGTTTTAAGCTTTTTAGCAGCTGCTTGATCACCTTCTAATAGATGAGTTCTAATATCTTCTATAGTCTTCTTAGAGGAGCCTGATTTGATCCTATCAAGCGCTGTAGCTATAGTTATGTTATGACCATCATTAATATTTCTGATGTTATTGTATATTGATACTTTTTTCATATTCCAAACATGTTATTAAAGTTATCAGTAGCTTCTTGTTTCTTCCACTCTTTACTTATGGATTGATTAGGAATTTCGTCTTCCCACATCTCACCATTTAAATATGTCAGAGGATGAGGCCTATACTTAACTTCATTTCTATATCTAACAAAGTCTTCAACCACGGACATACATTTGTTCATCTGATCTTCAGATAGCTTCATCCAAACGGTTAAAGATTTCTTCTTGCCTTGCTTTTTATTGTATAGATTCCACCACGCTTCAAATAGCATTTGAGCATTATTATTTTTTATAATATTATCTTTAGCGTTTTTGCTAGTAGGCCTATTAGCATTTTTGCTAGCAGGGGTAATAATGCCCGGTACTTGGTGCGATATGTGAACTATTCTTGATTCAATAGCTTGAGATTCAGGTACATACTTATAGTTTATATGTATATAGCCAGCGTCTTTAAGCTTAGCAAACCAGCGTGAGATAGTAACTTTGTCTTTTTTGTATAGCTTTGCAAAATATTTATTAGAAGCAAAACATTCTCCAGTTGCATTGCATAAGGAAGTTATTTCTCCAAATAGTAATTTTTCAGAAGCAGATAGATTTGGATCGTACCGTACAATTGCAGGTATAATAGCATAGTACGATGGTTGGTTCGTTTCTGTTTTCATAATAAATGGTTATAAGTAAATTGTGGGAGGAACTGGCATAAACTTTTTATACCTCCTTTCGGCTCTCGCCAGACACAATTTAAAATTAATCTTTCTTTTTGTTCTTTGAGTTAAGCAATTTATTAATTTTTTTCAATTTACCTTTCTCAAAGTCCCAAAGTTCGTCATGAATGTCAGCAGACTTTCTTAAAGCTGATATTAAAATGCCTTGCTGTTCTTTAGGATTACGACTAGCAAATATGCTAATCATATTGCATAACAGCTCTGCTACATCAACTTGTTCATTGCCTGGTTCATATACGCCTAGCATTTCAATAACCCATGCTTCCATTGTTTCACATTCTTCAATAGATAGCTTTGGGTATTCATAAACTGCATCGGCTCTGTAACACGATTGAATCCAATCTATATGTGTTGTTTCATTAGGCTTACTCATAATTAAAATGGTAAGTCATTAGGATCTGACGTATCAGAAGCAACTGAACCAGCAGCTTGAGGCTTAGGCTTGTCTACAAACCAGGCGTTTAAAGAGTTTATAACACCTTCTTGCCCTGTTTTTTTGCTTGTGTATCTTCTACCTCGTAAATTAAAGCCAACAGATATTACGTCACCTTTCTTAAATTTATCAATTAGATCAACTTTATCTTGAACTAATTCAAATTCAATAACTTGTGGCCATTGTGACTCAGAGTCTGTTTCAACCCAAAATTTACGTTTTTTAAACTTGTCTGTAATTTGTTCAACAGCATTTACTCCTAGTAATTTACCGTCTGTTTTTAGCGTTTCGCTCATTTTTAATTGTTTTTGTTGTTATAAAATTTAAATCTGTCTCTGCAATCCGGATAAGTTTGATTTCGTTTCAAATATGAAATAATTTTAAAAGCTTCTTTCTTTGTATAGTTTATAGACTCTCTTTCAATTACTAGACTCAATTGTTCACCTATAGATGTTGATCTAATTAAATTGTCAATAGTATCTAATTGCCACATTTCTGCTTCAGCTTCTGAATTATCTAATAATTCGTCTATCCAATCAAATTCCATAGCTTATTTATCGCTTCTGTTATCAATTTCGCCTTCACCAAACACACCACCTAGTCTGTAAAAACCAGCAAGTTTAAGTACGGCCCGTGATAGTGCTCGCTTTTCGGCCATAGCAAAAGGATAACTACCAAATTTAGAAGTATAGTTTTGATAGTTTTTAGGGCTGCATTCGCCATAAGTTTCTACTTTAAATGCTTGACCTTCGCCCGTGCGCATTTCGGCACAAGCTTTAACTACTATTAAATCGTCATTAGATATTTCTAACTTAAATTCAATGTTCATATTGTTGTTAAACTGAATTTTCTCAATACCCGATCTGGTAATGATTACAAAGCCACGTTTGTCTTTGTATACGTCGTCTTCAGATAAATTATTGTCTAAAAATAATCTTCGTAAAGCGTCTTTTTTAGTCTCTTTCGGCTGGGTTGTCTTCGATTCCATTTTTTAGTAGGTTAAGTTTGATTTGATTTAATTGATTTTGTTTTCTTTTGTCAAGAGCCATGTCGTTTGCTACAACTTTAACTGAATGTATTATAGTTGCATGGTTTACTAACCCGAACATTTTAGCTATTTCTTTTAAAGTAAATGTTGTATATTCTCTTGTGAAGTATATAGCTATTTGTCTTGGCCATAAATATGTTCTTAATCTGGTTTTCTTACTTAGATTATGTGGTGCTAATCTAAAATAATTGGCTACTTGTTCTTTAATTACATCGACAACGTCTAACTCAGTTTGTAAAGCAATAACTTTATTTTCAAATTGCCTTATCTGGTAGTGCTTGTAAGTTTCGTCTTCTTTAATCATTGTAAATTTACTAAATAAGTTGTTAATAAAAAATTGATTTCACAGTAATTTTAATTTCCTGTGCTACCAAACTTGCCTTCGCCTCTGTCAGATTCATTTGTGTACAAATCTTCTTGTGGTACCTCCGTAAGTTCCGATGGCCCAAGCGGCAAAAGTAAAAATTGTATAATCTTATCTCCCGGTGATAGCAACTGCTTTTCTGTGCCAACATTATGAAGGTTGATATTGATCGTGCCTTGATAACCTGCGTCAACTACGCATGCACCGACTAATAAACGTTTCTTCGTTGCTATTCCTGACTTGTTAAAAGCTACTAAGGCGTATCCTGGTGGCACATCTACTTTAATACCTGTATCAATTATACATTGATCATTTGGGTAGACTAATTCAGCCGTGCGGTCCCAGGGTATATAAAAGTCTATGCCTGCGTCATTAGCGTTTGCTCTCGTAGGCGTCAATACATTTTTTGTTTTAGCAAATTTCATTCTTCGTCTTCTTCATATATTACACCGCAGTGCTCTTTGCACTTTTGGCAGATGTCTTGATTTTCCCACACAGGGGCTCCACAGCAGTCTGATTCGCCGTAGTTAAGTATATAGTTCCACATTACTGTTCTAATTTTTGAGTGTGTATTTTTTTGTGAGTTAATAGTAAATCAATTACGTCAAGGTTGTCAATTGACTCTCTAACCCATTGATCTGTAGTTAAGTCTTCGTACAATATTTTTGAAGTCCTATGGCTTTCCCGTGCATAATCCCATTCGTCTACATGGGCCATGTTATAATCAGTAGGTATAGCCATAATAAAGAAATAAACTGTATCATCAATAATTGCAAATACATCTAAATCAGAATAGCTTGCATCATAATCCTGAGCTACGCCTATTTCATCTACATCTAAACTAGAAAACGTACCGTAAGGAGTTTTAACTTTTTCGTTGTACTTGAATTCGTTTATCATAGTAGCTTCAATTGAGGGTTATAAATAAGTGATATAGGCGACTTTAACTTTACGTGAGTTTCACTTTGCTTTCTAAAACCAGCGAAGCAAGCACCTATGGTTAAATTATTTTCAATGTAATTAGTCTGCTCTGTGCGACTGTCAAGATTACAAATCCATTCTTTACCTGTTATGTCTTCAAATATTACTACACGGTTTGTATAGTCTTGCTTTGATTTTTGCTGACCGGGTATTCGGTCTTTAAACTTTTTGATTTTTACGTCCATTAGATTTTGTTTTTATTTGACTTTGGGTTATTAATTTCGAAGGCTGCTATATATGCATGTAGATCAAGAAAGCTGTCTTCGTGGTAGCCGTTTCTTAATCGAGCAATTTTAAGGCCAATTAATACTGCATTTGCAATATCTGGCGTTATATTTTTGTTGGTAAGTATGCTTGCGATAGTGGCGGAGTCTTCGAAGTTTTGTTGAAAAGAGCCGTATTTGTTCTTTTCTGTACTTTTGTTTGAAGTAATTTCATCCGCAATTTGAAGCAGTGATTTTTTTGACATAGTTATGTTGATTAAATTTTATTAAAGTAAAAAATAACCGGTAACTAACCACGGGACAAACAGAAACCCTATTACCGGCTATTTCAAAACATATATTTACAAATATAGCAAATTAAAGTACAACTTCGACTTTAATATGACTGTTTGGAGAGTAATTTTTAAGTTCTAAATCTTCTGGTTCAAAGTTTAGAATGTTTTTACGGTTTTTAACATATAGCTTAGGTATATCAAACTTAAGTTTTGTATGTATAGCTAAGTCAATTGATTCTATATAAGCATTAGCAGACGAAACGTTATCCCAATAGACATGAGCATCTGTCATATTTATTCGAACTTTACCCGGAGATAAGTTAAAGCCTTCGCACATCAAGTGGTTCATAGCTGAAAACATAGCCATATCGTAAGGCAAACCTACAAATACATCGCATGATCGCATTGTTACATCAATATTCAGCCGATCATTTACAACTGAGAAAGTGAATGTGTGATAGCAAGGCGGTAAAGCCATGTCAGGCAAATCAGACGGGTTCCATAAGTTTACAACCATACGCCTGCTAGTTGGGTCTGTGCTTAATAAGGTTAAAACATTAAGTAATTGATCATTTCCGTTAAAATTACGAAGTTGATGACCATACACAGGACCTAAGTCGCCGTTTTTATCAGCCCATTTGTTCCATATCTTAACACCAGCGTCTTTAAACCTTTGTATGTTTGTTTCGCCATTAGTGAACCATTTAAGCTCGGTGAAGAAAGTTTTTGGAAACATTTTTCTGCCTGATAATACGGGAAAGCCTTCAGCCAAGTTGGCAGTAATGCTTTTACCAAAAGACATCATAGTCCGTGATTCAGTGCGGTTGTCTTTATAAGGTACTTCAGGCTTACGCAATATATCACGTAATAGTTCAGAATATTCTTTTTCGTAGTTTGTCATTGTTCTTTGTGAGGATTAGAAATGATTGCTAATATAATAAAATAACCTGCAATGACTGGCATTATACGACCTGCGATAGCGCAGACGTATAAGAAGCCAATGCATGTAATAAGTATAATGAGCCAAGCAAGACAGCTGTTCATTATTTTAGGAATTTATCGGTACGCAATTTAACATAATTAATAATTTCAGTTGCTTGATCGGTTGAATATGAATATTCAATTACTTCTCGCAGTGATACTGAATTGCCTAAAACCATTGTGTTACGCTTTTTGTAGTCATAATGGTGTTGTAAGCCGATGTGTATTCTACGACTTTTATTTTCTACAAAATTAACAAAGGCCATACAAATTTGCACAAAGTATTTAATTTTGTCAAATTCTGTTGTACCACTTTGTAAGCGAAATTCAATAGTTTCAGGGCCGCTAGAAAAAGCACAATTGTTTAAGTTTAGCCATTTATAACGAGAGCTGCAATAGTGACCGTTAGGATGCGATCGTTTTTTATTGCGGTCTTGATTAAACTCGCGTGAGCTATTTGTTACATATTCATGCAAATACTTTAAAGATTGTTTACGATTGTTGTTGTCAAGCTTAAAGCAATTCTTTAGCATTAAATATTTCTCTGGAATACCTTTGCAGTAAGTATTACTTTGGCGTGATTCAGGCTGCATGGCAAACATTTCATCTTGAATTTGCATACCTAACATTATAGACAGTATTTGAAATCGGCGATTAAATTGCGCACCGCCAATATGTACATGAACACCGCATTTGTTATTTATGGTGGCGCCTTTTGCGTTTAATGTTTTGCATAGCGATTTGACGTTGTTCAGGCCGGTATCGCCAGTCATAGGACCGGTAACATATTCGGCACCGCTTATTGAACCATCGCTTACAGATGCTACGTTTAACTTTAGACTTGCGGCATCAAAATTATTACTGATGTTATGCGTTTCGATTTCAACGCCAAACGTGTATTTCATACCGTTGAATTGCCTGTTTGTTATAGAGGTAATACCTAGAGTATGTTCAAGAGCTGTATATTCTATTTGTGATAGCGATTGTTTATATCTGCGCATTTCTGACGCAGCAAAAGGATTGCTAAAGTACAGATCGTCGGTTCTTTCGTGATCTTCACGCCATTCATCATAATTGTCGTCATACCAACAGCCGTTTGCCTCGGCAGCTTCTTCGTTTAAATATCTATAGTCGTTTGTATATATATGATCGGTGTCTTCATGAATGTAAACTTCATCAAAGTTGCGGTCGTGTACCATTACTGCGTCATTCTGGTATATTTGTTGTCCGTCGTGCGTTTCAACTATATCAGAATTTTGATAATGTACATAGTGGTCATATAATTCTAAATACATTGTATCTTCAGCAAGATGATATTCGTCTAAGTCTTCACAATATGCGTAATCGGCGTATTCTGAATCTCTGTGAAAAAAGCGTGTGCAATCAGAACCTACTTTTTCAAATTCATCTTCTGAAAGTATATAGCCATTTGTATAAAATGTAGAAGTTAATCCGCCACATATTTTGACTTGTTCAAATTTAAACTCGTCTTCTTCTTTATCAGAAACGATCGGTATAGTAAGCTGCTTGTATATATTAGCAAGATTATCGTCATTTGTTGATGCTCTGTCTAATAATCTACGTATACTATATATAGCGGATAACAACGAATTATACGTACGGCGGTTAATTATCCGTGATTCATCTTCAACATGGAAGCTTGTATTACGTGTTTCAAATCGACTGTTTATTAAAGAAGTAATATCCTGTGCGATAGCAACGTAATGATCTAGCCGTATATTTTCATCAGCCTCGCTAGCGATATTTATTGCGTCACGCATTTTGTCTGCAAATGCTTGCAAACTTATAGGTTGGGTCAAATTGCTCATTGTATGAATTTTTTAAGTTGGTTAATACAGTTGATCATTTCTGATATAAGTTTGCCGTCAACATCTTTACGTTCGCGTAAAGTATCAAATGATTTTTCTAAATCAATTACAAATTGACTGTCTGCTTCCAATAATATATTATTAAGCAGTTTTGAATAGTTTGTTTTCATGGTCTGTTTATTAAAATGGTAATGTTTGGTCGTCTACTTCATCTTCTAATATTTCTTTATAGAAGCTTGTAACATCATAGCGTAATATATCGGCTGCTTTTTCTAGTAGCTTAGTCTGTTCGTTAGACAGTATGTTTCTGTCTTCCCATACAACATCGTCAATACAATCAGCCATATCTAATATTTCACCGCGAGTGCCGGGCTCTGATGTATATTGGTTTATATCATATGTATTAGTAGTTGGCGTTTGTTTTGTACTGTAATCATCCCAGCCATACGAACCCCAGTGGTTATAACTTTTAGTTGATTTAGTCGTTTTACCGTAAGCTGACCAATCTGTATTGACAACTTTTTTTGCAGCGATCGGATTGGGAGTAATTTTAACAGTAGATATACACTTGCCTTTATGCCAGCATTGTAATTCGCCAGTAGCAACTTCAGATACATCATCCGATATAATATCTAATGATGCTCGAAGGGATGAGAAATACACACCGCCATCTACTTTTGCAATAAATAAAGGATTGTTTTTACGGTAGACATAAAGATTGTCGTCACCGTCGGTAAATAATACAGCCATAGTGCCGTCAAAGCGATCAAGCATAGTATAATCTTTCTTTGAATTAAGCAAAGAGAATATAGCTTTAGAATCCACATCAGGCGTTTTAAGATTGTATGTTTCACACACTTCTTCATAATTGCTTAATACACCGTTGTGAGCGCCAATAATCTTTCCGTATTTAAAAGGATGACTGTTATTAGCTGTTTGCTTGCCGTGGGTTGCGTAACGCGTATGTGCGATAGCGACAAACTGTTGATTTGTTTGAAATTTATTCATTATAGGAAGAAGATTGGCACTTTTACCGATGCATTTCTCAGTATGATTGCCGATCATTATACCCGACGAGTGACCGCCACGCGAATCATTATCCGCTAAAATGAAATTTAAGTAAAATAAGTTTGGCGATTGTTCGCCCGAGTAACCGATTAATCCACACATAGTTCTGTTTTTTTATGTTGGTTAATAATTAATTGAATTGTAGAAGTTTGCTGGCACTTCCAAGCCATTAAAGTATTCATATGTTTTATCAACTGCCGTGTTATACAGGTAGTTATTTTGGAATAAGCTTTCGCTTGTGTTGTCGTCAACAGTAAATACGTTGTTAAATATTTCAGCGTATGTAAATTTACGGTCAGTAAGCTTTTTGTAGTTTGGCTCGTTAAAGTCAATTACCACATTCTCATTGTTGATCATTTCTGTGATAGTAGCTGCGGTAAATTCTATATGCTTAGATATGTAGTCTACTATGTTGACATATTTATCGTTGCTAATGCAGTAATATAAATTGTTGAAGTAATTTTCCGTGCCTACTTTATTGCAAACCAAGGACTTAACTTTGTTAGATTCGTAAACGTCTCTGCGGCTTGACATATCCGCTGTTTTATAATATATACTTGAATAAGGCGTATCGGTACAATTGTATAAAGCTGCTTGTATAATTACATGCATGTGCTTCATTTTCATGTAAAACGGCAAACTGTTTGATACTTGGCTGTTGACTTTCTTAAGTATTTTAATTTGATCGTTAGTCAAGCTGGGTGAAAAGCCTTGAAATACTTTTGACTGAATATATTCTGAGCCACAGTATTCGTCAATTGTGCAATCGTGGTTGTTAATTGCATATTGCGAGGCCGTAATGTTCGCTTTTTTGGCTGCTTTAAGCAGGTCGTGATAGCGTTTTGACGCACGTTTCTTTATAAGATATTCTTTCTTTGATTGGTAGTCTGCACGACCACCCACAGTATATAACTGCTCGATTGAATTAGCGTTGCTAACGTTTAAATAGGATTGTGTTTCCATTTGTTTGTTTTCTGTGGTTATTAATTATATATAAATATACAAAATAATGTTAATAAAAATCCCCGATTAGTACAGTTACTTTGCCGCGTCAATTTATTAACAATATTTCGCATGTTTATTTCAATCGTTAGTCTCATATATTTCTTTCCAGCTATAAAATATATCGGTAAGAATATCGCTAGACTGCTCTCTTGTACGTGGTTTATATAGTTTAGAACGGTCTATTAAAATTGCTACTTGATCAATTTTCGACTGTAGCTCCGTACATTTATTCTGCAGGGCTTTGATTTGAGCCATGTGTAGCTCCGTAAGTTGTAGTTGAGTGTCCTTATTCATCTTACAATCTGTTAAAATAAATTAATACTGCAGAACTGATCGTAATCCACGCTAGTGAATAATATACAAAGTATCTGAATGAAGGTTTTTCGTTCCAAAAGCGTTGGACTGGGAACTTTATGCGTGATAGCAACGACGGTTTAGTTTTATCATTGTCTTCAATAGTTGCTTCAAGTTCGTATGCGAATTGCCAAAGGTCGGTAATATTAAGTGTGTTTCCATTTGCTGTATTTCGCAATGCATGTATTTCCGACTTTAATTCTTCAAATTGCTGCTCATAGTTGGCTGCTTGTTGTTCTTCGATCGCGACTTCTTTCATGCTCGTTGGCTTTTTAATTTCTGGTTGTTTAACTGTTTGGTTTTCTTTGTTCGCTCTCATTGCCCGTATCATTCCTTCTGTAATTTTAACAGACGGTGTAGTTCCGTTCCAACAATACTTTAATTTATTTCTGCCTTGGCTAGGCGAGTTGTCTACTTGCTTGGCTGTCAAGCAGTTAATCATAAACATCCATGGTATCTGACCGATGTTTTTAACTGTTTCAAGCTCCTCGCGATATACATATGTATTTTTACGTAGTAGACTTACTAATCGTTTTTGCGAATTGAAGTACTTTTGGTTTGTAGCTTCTCTTTGATTTAATTTAACTGACTTTTGCATTTGATTAAAATTTAACTGTTTTACGTTCTCTGATAAATTTGAAGACTGAATCTTCTTGGATTGCGATAGCAACCCGGGCTTTGAATTCTTCTATAGTTTCGTCGTCTGATATTTTTTCATACGGTAGACTTTTACACTGTAGACCACTGAGTGAATGACCTACGCCTGAGCTTCCATGGCCTTGATACATTACGTATGATATAAAACCGCTTGTTTCATTCAGTCGTAGTATTAAACTGCGTTTGCTTCCCATATAATCTTCTAATAGGAAAATTCCGAGTGTGTTGTAAGTTTTTTGTTTTGGCATAATTTCTAATTGTTTAAGTTTAACCGTTTTTACCACGTAATGATCGGGTGATACCATAGCCTGAACGTGCGCAATTTTTGTTCATGCTGGCCGCCATATCATGCGGTAATATTTGAATTGTATTGCCAGTCTTGTGGCTGTTGATTGGAACACAACCGACTGGTTTAGCCGTGCTACAATTTACGCATGTATTTGCATGCGGTAATACTTTTAACCGTAAAGGATGGATGAGCTTTTTGCAAGATGCGCAACACTTCGGGATGGTAATTTCTGTTTGTTTCATGTCTGTGATTAATTAATTATAAATAAAAATAATAAAAAAAATTTTAAAATTTCCCCGATTTATACAGTTACTTAGCTAAGTCATAATTGATCAATTCTCAGCTAAAATTTTGACTGTGATAGCGAGACTGTGATAAAAAAAGACTGAACTTAATCAGCCTTTTAATATTAATCTAATAGCTCTAACTTTGATAATAAATCTGTAGTTTTCTTTTTGACTATATCATCCAACAGATCATTTTGTATAGATTCAATAATGATTTTTTCTAATCTATGATAATCCAAATGACTATATTGGTATGTGTAACTATCAGTTCTACTATTATAATCGCGGTTTACCGGCCAATGTATTCCGTTTCTGATTTTGCCTGTTTTATCTTCGGAGAAAGCTTTCAATACGTTAACTATTTCTTGTGCACACTTTCTGATGTCTCCGATTGACTTGTCCGTCAATTGCTTTTCGATTGTATTTAAATCCATTTTTCGATCGTTTTTTAATTATTGTTTAGTTTCTGTATGCCTAATATCGGATAGTCTTGTTCGATGTCGATTAATACATTTATATAATCTAACAGTTCTTTCCGGACTTCTAATTCATCTACAAGATCGGGAAATGCTCCACTGACGTATATATCTGCTTCAAGATTAATTTTCCGCATGTTTAAAATCTGCTTGATCATCTGCAGTTTTTTCATATTCGGAATGTAGTGTATCGGTGCAGGTTCAGGTTGTGATAGTGAAACTGTATCTTCCTCTTTATCGATTCCTTCGTCTTCATCCGTATAACCGTAATCGTTGTATGTATTCTCACCGCATTCGCTGCAGTGAACATCTATTGGTAGTTCTCGGCCGTAGCCAAGAAAGTTGTGACAATTGTCGCATGTAATACTTACTGACATAATTTCTGTTTGTTTAAAATGTTTGTTTAAAATTTAACTGTGTAACGTACAATCGATCATATCTGTTATGATTCTCTGTTTCATATCATCCGATATAGGTAAATCCCCTACGTAAGAATATTCCTGTATATATTGATTGTATAAACTCTCTCTGGCATCTTCATCCACTCTTCTGTTGAATTCGTCTACCTCTGTAGTTATAGATGTGAGTCCTCCGTCTGATTCTACTTCTTCTGTTTCTCCAGTTGATATATTTTTAATCGTAATTTTTTCTGGACGAATAGTCAATAGAACTTCTTTGTCTGGGAAGTCTAACCGATAATATTCTTTGTAGAAATAACTTGCGAGTTCATTCTGTGTCATTTTCCAAGTGTATTGAGTACACTGTGTAGTATATTGGTCCGAATCAAGCTTAATTACATTGTCTGAAGACATCCACTCGTGGAATTTTTGGTCGAAATGATCTACAACTACGTGTTCTGGACATCGGCTTTGGCCGACTTGATTGCAAATTGTGCAATTTTTAACTGTTTTTTCCATCTTTTTGATATTACTGTTTGTGATTAATTTGGACTTATAAACACGACTGAGAGTTATTCCCAGTCGTGATAGTGAAACTGTGTTTATTCAGGCATGATTTCCATGATCGTATCTAACCAATATTCAAGATTGTAAACACTCACTTTGTTACCTTTTGTAACTTTATGTTCGTCTTGATATTCGTCTGAGAAAAATTTGGCTTCGTTAACACATATGTGAGTAAGAAAGTCGTCTAAACTTACACCCGTGATTTTCAATTGTGCATTAAATCTGCATTTTCTACTGGCCGCATTTTTGTACGACTTATACTCTTCGTCTGTCATATCTTTCAGATTGCGAGTACTTACTTTCTTACTCTTCCAATGAATATCCGACCATACCTCGAAGGTAGTGTCATACTTCTGTTTGATAGCGGCTGTCCAATCTATATTGTCATCATAAATTGATTTTTCGCCTGACGGCAAATAAAGATTGTGTTTTTTGGCAAACTTTTTCGTATTGGTCTTTCTAGACGCAAAGTTCTTACCAGCTCTTTTGTTTGCAAGCTCTTGCTTGATTTCTTCGATTGAAGATTTTTTGATTGTAATTGTAGCCATGATTTCTGTTTGTTTTAATCAATGGTTAATAACTAATTGAACTATCCAATTATCAAGCTCAGACTGTGATATACTGTACTTTAATAATTATAAATAAATATAATAATTAAAATAATAATAAAATCCTTATTTCACAGTATTTTAAAATTATTGTGAGCTTTATATCTGATTAAATTACGATTGTTTGTTTTTATAGTGGTATTATCCCACCTATCTTTATAGCTTAGTAAACTACCTGTGATGATCAAAAAGTGCATAATTTCAGCTGTGAGACGCGCCTGCGATAGCGGAATGTGAGTTATACGGCAACAATAATAAAGAATGTGTGTTCAGATTGCGATAGCGAGGCCTCAGCCGCATCACTATCACCGAATTCACAGTCAAAAAAAAAATAAGCCAAAAAAAAAGGATGCCCGAAGACACCCCTTGATTAAGTACGTATGCTTATTTAACGACATACACAACACATCCGATAATACAGCCTACCGCACAGAGTGCAAGTAGAGCTGTAATTATATATCCGAATAACATTCTAGTGGAATTCGCTTAAGAATTCATAACCGCGTACACTGTAGCTTGATTTGTTAGCCTTGCAGTATTCTGTAGATAAGAACTCCTGCGTTGTTGCAGCGGATGTGTACTTCTTGACAAAGTATTCTAGATTTGTACACTTATCGTCGATGCATTCGGCTGCTTGCAGTACGGCTTTCATGTATGTCTTACGACTTGCTACACTTTTGTATTCGTTGTACTCCGGAGTGCCTTTAGCGGGCATTGAGCCAGACTTAGCTCTTGCGGGTAGCGACCAGTTATAGTCTTCGAATACCGCGATAGTAACATCGCATTTGGCTTTCACATAGTCGGCATAATCTACACCCGCTTTTCTTGCAGCTTTCTTGTAGTTAGTCTTACGACTCGCGCAACTGTTTTTCAGTTTTGTTGCGTTTAGCGTGTTAATAATGATTTGTTTTTTGGATAATTTTACAGTCTTCATAATAATATATTTTGAAGATTAATGATTAGTTAAACAGCTCACGTGTGCTACCCGAAAACTCAGCAGAACATACAATTATATGTTGTTTTGAATTATAAATTAAATATACAAAAATTATTTAAATAAAAAAAATAAATTAATAAAAATATATAAAATATTATAAAATAAATAAATTAATTAAAATTATAATATATTATTGTATATTCCAAATATATATATATCTACATGTAAGATCCGCGATAGTAACTGGGCTCGTATTGGTGGCTGCTCGGCTTAATCACTATCACAAGAGGTACACCCGTGAAGGCATACCTCTGTAATTAATTAATCTTCATGTTTTAATCGTATCATTCCGATTTTAAATTCTAGTGTACGTATAACGTGCACGTGCTCTTCAGCATTGTCTGCCTCTCTAAGAGCTTCTTTAAATCTAGCAACTGCTGCATCGATTTCCTTTGCGATAATTTCTTCTTTGAATGTTTTCATAATCTGTTTTTTATTTTAGTTATTTTTATCGTTTACTTCACAGTATAAGCTATAATATACTTGATCGAGTATATCATCCATCTGTTCTATAGATGCCTCTTTACCATGATTATTTTCTATTATCTCTTCTACACGTCCATGCAGAAAAATTACTAAGTCATCAGACAGTTCGGTTAATACTGCTTTTACTTCTTCTTGATTTAATTTAATTGTGTTCATAATCTGTTGTTTTAAAAAGAAGGGGCTTTTAGGCACATCCCCATTAGGTGCGTGATAGTAATCAATTATTTTCCAAATCTATCCTGGAGTTTACCGTCAGGCGTATATCTGTATGAGCATTTGCATTTATTTGCAAACTCTGCATCACGTTCTGCAATCCAATCATACACATCGATGTCTTCAACATGCATATCATCGCCAATACGTTCGCAATGAAACTCGAGTTGATTATTTACATTCTCAATCTCGCCGTGTAACTTTAAGTCTTGTAAGATTAAGTTATCTATAACATCATCATTGCTTTCTTTGAATGCTGTAAGAAGCATTTCAAGTGCGGCGACCTTATCTTCCAAGAGAAGCACTTGTTGCCATGCGTCTTCAGATGTAGCACTCATATGTTTTCTGCTTGATGAGGCATAATCTTCATTACGTCTTATGTCACGGTATATTGATTCGACATCTTCTGCATTGCTAAATACCTGTCTTGATAAGGCTTTAATTAACGCAATCATGATAATACTTAGCACAAATAATGCTACAATTGATAATCCTAATAAATTTTCCATCGTTCTGTTTTTTAGATGGTTAATAAAAATGGGACCTTTTATACACATGTCCCTTAGGTGTGTGATAGTGACTAGTCTAAGATACCATCAAGATGCTTGTAAGCACCGTAGTTGTAGCATCCTTTGTGTTCCGCATTGTATGCATCACTGAAGAACTCGTCAACTGATTTTGCATCGGTGTACTTATCTACAAACGTTTCGAATGTATCACACGTTTCATCGACAATACAGGATAGTTGTATTAGGTGTCGTGTATACGTCTTACGTGATGCAATACGTTTGTAGAGTGCCCATTCAGGTGTTCCCTTTGTAGGTGCAGTACCTGATTTCGCTCTGCCAGGTAAGGAGTACTCAACTGATTCGAATACTTCAAGTGTGATGCCTAGCTTGTCATGTACATATGCTTCATACGTTACACCTGCTTTGATGGCATTCTTTTTATAGTTAGTCTTACGACTCGCTAAAGAATTGTTTGCTCTTTTTAATTTTGCTTGTGCGATTATATCGCTCTTAGATAATTTCATCTTTCTGTTTTTTAGATGATTAATGCGGTCTTTTAAACACATCCCGCTTAGGTGTTGTGATAGCGATTGCTTATTTCTTGAGTTCTCTAAAACACCAAGTATAATAACTATGTTCTTCTGCAAGTACTTCATGTAATGGATAGCCCATTTGACATGCCCAATCTTGGAGTTCTGCTATTTTGTCTAATAGCATCTGGTCAGTTGGATGTAGTCTACCAGTTCTCGCTGTCCATTCATAATACATAGCGCTATTAGGTGCTCCCCAATTATGTAATGGTCTATTAACCTTGTGTATCCGCTTGATGATCAGGGGTATCAATTTTACGTCAGTAATTACACATTTATATACTCTAGCCTTAGGTATATGATACATTAGACTCTCTCTGTCAGGGTATAAATACAATGTCATAACACTAGAGATTGGGTGTCTCTTTACCTCGTAGTATAATGTATTAGCACTACTAGCATAGTGGATTTCAATGTGCCCTACTGACACAGATGGTTGTTGCACTACTGCAATTCTTCGTGCGTCTACCTTCTTGAAAGCTTTCTTAAGACTTTCTAATTTACCATTTAATCTTTCCATCGTTCTGTTTTTTAGATGGTTAGTGAGCTCTGACTTAGTGCCAGGATACTCAGCTGAAGCATTAGACATTGCTAGATAGTTCAGCTATACCTATACGTGGTGGTTTTGTATAGATTATATATAAATATATAAAATTTATATTAATATTAAAAATATTTATAATAAAAATAATAAAATATATAAATAATATATAAAAAAAATAATATTTAATTTATAAATTTTGAAAAAGTATATTATAATATTAATTTTTATAATTATTTTTAATTTTTTTTTTAAAATAAATTTAATTCAGACGCGAAATTACCCCATTTAACTATTTGCAACAACTTTTCAAATACTTGTTAACACTCCGTCGAACTTTGAGCAAGTATACTATATTCTATTAAAAAAAGTATACAGTATACTTAATACGCGTGTGCGCGCGAGGGTGTTGGTATCATTAAAAAAAACGTAAGGCGCAAAACAATTATAAATTTCTATCTTTGATAGAGAAAAGTTAATACAAG